ATTATCGTTGTTAATATTTACATAATTTTTATCAATAGATTTCATATATTTTTCATATATTGTTTCTTTATTTTCCAAGGTGTGTTTCTGGTTTTTGTCTTCTTCTATTTTTTTTATATCTTCCTTGAAATCGCGCACGGTTTTCTTTTTAACAACATTTACAACTTTTTTTCCTGTATCGACATTTTCAAAGATTGCCGGATTACTACCTGATTGTGAGAACCAATCAATTATAGATTTCGATTTTATAGATTTCCCTATTGTTTTGTCTATAGTAATATCATCTACAACTTTTTTATTTGTATCTAGAGCATCTAAGTTATTACTATTACTATTACTATTACTATCATCACTCTGTTTAGCAACTGTAGAATATGCTGTATTTGCATTTGCATTTGCATTTGCATTATGTATTTGCATATTATTTTTAATTGTATTAATTGTGTTGATGTTAGATGGTAAGTATGCTTCTCCAGATGCAAATTGTTTTTCTTGGTCTAATATTTTATAGTAATCACTAAGAATTTTTCCAGTATTTAACATATATATATTTTCATCAATACCTTGTTCTATATTAGCAATTTCTTTTTCCAATTCCTTTTTTCGGTCATCTAATTTCCAAATTTTTTGTTGTAATTCCAAATTTATTATTAATGATTTACTATTTTCTTGATTAAGAACAGTTATTTCCATTTTGATTTTCTCTAATTCATCTCTCAAAGTTGGCAGATAAGATTTATTTTCAATAAATTGTTGTAAAACATTATTATGTTTAGCATCAACAGTTTGTCGTTCAGTAACTAATAATCGACTCTTTATCTTTGATTTAAATGCCATTCTAGAAATAAGTTATTACAAAATTGAAAAATAAAATACAATATGTAATATATAATGTGTAATATATAATGTGTAATATATAATATATATCATCTAATATAATCTTCTTTAAGTAAAGAACATTAATGATTAATTATTATACTAAAAATTATTATCGAATACAAACGCAAAATTAAATAAAAAAATTATCTAATAAAAATCATCTAATAAAAAATTGATTTTTCAATTATCTATGTATTTACAGACAATTAAAAAAATATTTAATAAATTGGTTTGATAAAGTGTTTTGATAAAGTGTTTAAATATTCTTTAAAAAAATGCAATCTTCTAGTGTAAGTATTCCTACTCAGAAAAAACATTCACTTGGAACAACAATTAAAATGAAACTTTTTGATAACTTTCATCATATAATAGAAAATCCACCGGAAGAAGATTTAAAACAATTAGACCAAAGCGAAAAATTCAGTTTTAAATTTAATAACAAAAGTTTCGGAGCTTATATAGATATCCCCAATAGCCAAGAATATTACACTAATTTCTATAGAAACTTTGGAACCCCATATATATTTGGATTATATTACGTTGATAAAACAAGTAATATAGATAATATTATTGGAGCAGTAAGCTTAGTTTTACGATATGATAATAAAGTATGGCAAATAATGGATTTGAAAATAAAGAAAGAATATCGCGGGCAGAATTATATTGATAAACTAATTGGGGGAACATTTACTACACGAGTTATGAAAAGTACAGCCTATTATGCAATTAGTATGAATCCGAATATGAGGATTGATGCGGTTTGTAATAATATGAAATTGCCAAAGATGAAAAATCGGGGGAAAATGTATATCTATCTAATATCTTTAGAAAATATAAAAAAAATTATTCCTACGTTGGAAACATTTTATTGTAGTGAAATAGGATTTGTTAATAATGGCGAATCTAGATTATTCATAGATAGCAATACTAAAAAAAATATAAAAATATTACATTTACACCATAATGCTAATTACCGAGAATTTGATTATCGAGAACCACAACGAGGATACCAATATTGCTTTGCTATTCACGAAGATAATGAATTTATTATTCGGGTATTAAAAGATGAATATAATGTTGAATCAAATGCTAGTGCTAATGTATATAGTAATGATTTTAAAACAGATTGGTCGAAATTTGTAAAAACATTTGAAATCTAAAACTCTATTGATTCAATACCTAGATATTCACTTTCATACTGCTTATAAATTTCCCTTTTTGTATCACCTTTTAATATATCAGTTTTTTTTTGTTCATCTAGCATAACCATTTCAAAAAACTTTGTAAATTGTTTTAATCTCTCTAAAATAATTTCACTAACATATTCCTCATTATACCGAATTTCGTGAGTATATAATTGCATTTCTTTCTTTTTATTAGTAAATGATTCCACTAGATAACCTTGTTGAAATCCCAACCCGTGTAAATACAATTGCACCTGAACATTCTCATAATCCCTCATCTTTTTAAATAAACATTTCTGTCGCATTTTTGCCTCAACTAATTCCCCTTCCGTCGTAATCCCATCATATTTACCTATAATAACCCAGTCTAGGTTTTCATCAGATAACAGGGGTATTTCAACCCAACCTTGCTCTTGTTGTAATACTTTATCACTCAATCGGCAAAATTCCGCCAAAATAGCATTTTCATTATTAACACCGTGATTTTTATTCGTGATAGAGCAAACTTTCTTTGATAATTCTTCTTTCTGGACAGCATTTAAATTTGCCTGTTGATTAATATATTTTGCAATATCTTCTTGGGTTTTTACCATCTGTGAACTGGTTTTTTCCTTATTAGAAGTCAATTCTTTAACTTGTTGGATAATATTTGTTCCTAGTAAGTTGTCAATTTCCCAAAGGTCATTCATTTCATTAGCATTAGCCAATTGTCTAACACCTTCATCTTTCATTCTAATTTCAAACTCACGAAATTCATTAGGATTATATTTACGCCATATTTCGCAAAATATTCGTGGAAAATTATTATAATTATCCATACCAATCAAGGGGGCTATTTGGGAAATAGATAATGTTATCCGTTTTGGTTGTTGGGTGTTAGGTAATATTATGTCAGTCATTCTAGAATACTATTTTTGTTTCTTGTTTCTATTTTATTGTTTTTTTTTCGTTTGTTTTGTGTTTTTTAAATTAGTTATTCTAGATGATAGAGAATCAATTTTTTTTAATAATAAATAATAATAAATAATAATAAATAATAATAAAAAAATGATAAAAAATGATAAAATGATAAAATGATAAAATGATAAAATGATAAAATGATAAAAAAATAAATATTACCTTAATTTTCTAACAAATACTTGACTTTGTACATTACCTAAATATTGTATTCTTTTATGATAACCAGATAAAAATCCATCTATTCCTTTTTGTGTTAAATCCGGACCACCCCATCCATAATCATCAAATATCATTATACCATTATTTTTTAATTTTCTAAAACTTAAAACTGCATCTTCTAGTACATATTCGGGTTCATGGTTTCCATCTATATAAATAATATCAAAAAAGTTATCCTCGAATTTTGGTATTTCAATATTGGAATATCCCCGATTTATTACTATTTTATCTTTCATACCTGAATTTTCAACATTGGTAAGAAATGCGTTATAAATTGATGTCTGTTGATTTTTATATTCAGGATATTCATCGTAATCCTCCCAAGGATCTATACAATATAATTTACTATCATTATGTAATCCATAACTATTAGCAACAGACAAAAGATTTGCACCATAAAAAGTTCCAATTTCTAAATAATTTATTGGTTTTTTATTATATTCATTAACATTAACATTATTAAACCAATTATTTGCTAAACGATAACAAGTTCCATTAAAATTATGCAACATTATAATATTTTAATATTTTAATATTTTATTATTTTATTATTTTATTATTTTTACGCGACATTAGAAAATTAAAGGTTCTTATGAACTATTTATTTATCAACTATAGTGCTGGTATCAATACACACGCCAGTCTTAGGGTTGCACTTTAGTGTGCCAGGAACATTAGGCGTGTTAGTAGTTAGTTTAGAAAGTGTATATACTAATCCTGGTATATAAAACATACTCGTCAATACAAAACTATATATTATGTAATTTAAATTTTTATACTCAAATAATTGTTTTAGGGCATCCCAAGTTATCCAGGGAAATGTGCTAATTAATTTATCACCAAGTATATTTATTATCTGTCCTAAAGGCGGAAATATTAAAGTAAATATTAATTTAAAAAAATGTGTTGGAATTATCAAAACACCATGGGACACACCACCATATAACACTTTCTGAAATAAACTATAATTATCATTTAAAATTGCATTTTCTACAACATCTGTCATTTTATGATTTTAGTCTAATTTATTCTAATTTATTCTAATTTATTCTATTGTAAAAGAAGATTTTTTACTTATTAAAAATACATATTAAAATACATATTAAAAATACATATTAAAACATAGAAAAAACATAGAAAAAACATAGAAAAAACATAGATAAAAAAATTAAAATAATCCACCAATTGATTCAACACCGCTTCTAATATTTTCACCTGCACTACTTAATCCGGAAGCGATATTAGCAGAATTAATTGCATTTAGTTCATTAACCGCTGTCATTCCACCACTAGAAATATTTGCAACTGCTGTAGTTTCTGCGGCTGACATAGCAGAAGCTGGTTTTTGATATAAGGTTTTAGTTCCATTAACTGATGTTTCATTAACATATACAATACCATTAATAGTTGTTGCAGTAATTCTTATAGTATTACCATATTGGTCTTTTGTTGTATATTCCGACATTGATGAAACATCATAACTAATTTTGCGTTCCTTATTAACTATATTAGTAAGGGTATATACTAATCCTGGAATATAAAATAATGTTGTAAGTAAGAAACTATATACTATTGTATTTAAACTTTTATATGTAAATAATTGTTGCAGAGAATTCCAAGTTATCCAAGGAAATGAATCAGCCACTGTATCTTCAACTATATTAATTACCTCACCCAAAGGGGGAAATATAATTGCAACTATTACTTTGAAAAAATCAGTTGGCAAACAAGCGCTTGAATAACCAATTCCACCATACATTATTTTATCAAATAAAGTCCATTGCCAAGCATTTATAGTGGCTGCCATTATTAAATTAATTTATAATTACAATATATTTTATATTCTATTTGTATATATATTTACTAATTTACTAATTTATTATTTTATAAAAATTGATTTAAAAAAATTATATTAAATAAATAATAGTAATAAGAAATATATAATTAATATATAATTAATATAAATGCCAAAAAAATGCATTTCAAATGGTTGTATTAAGCAACCAACTTTTAACATTCCTAGTGAAACAAAAGCATTGTATTGTTTTGAACATAAAAAGGAAAATATGATAGATATTAAAAATAAAAGATGTATTCAAGATGGTTGTATTAAGCAACCAACTTTTAACATTCCTAGTGAAACAAAAGCATTATATTGTTTTGAACACAAATTGGAAAATATGATTGATATTAAATCTAAAAGATGTATTGAACCAAATTGTATTACTAGACCAAATTTTAACATTCCTAGTGAAACAAAAGCATTATATTGTTTTGAACATAAAAAGGAAAATATGATTGATATTAAATCTAAAAGATGTATTCAAGATGGTTGTATTAAGCAACCAACTTTTAACATTCCTAGTGAAACAAAAGCATTGTATTGTTTTGAACATAAAAAGGAAAATATGATTGATATTAAACATAAAAGATGTATTCAAGATGGTTGTACCAAAAATCCTTCCTTTAGCATTCCTAGTGAAACAAAAGCATTATACTGCAAAGACCATAAAACAGATAATATGATTGATATTAAATCTAAAAGATGTATTCAAGATGGTTGTATTAAGCAACCAAATTTTAACATTCCTAGTGAAACAAAAGCAATATATTGTTTTGAACATAAAACATCATCAATGATAAATATTAGAAATAAAAATTGTCAAAATCCAAAATGCAAAGAAGAACCAATTTTTGGATTATCTAACAAAAGACCGCAATTTTGCTTACAACATAAGCAACAAAATATGATTAATTTAGTATTGGAAAATAAGTGTTCTATATTAGATTGTGATGAAGAATATTCACAAATTTTAGAAACTACTAAATATTGTAATAAACATATTCCAGAAGATAGTTTAATAATAGTTAAAAGACTTTGTAAATATTGTGATATTAAAGAAGAATCCACACATATATGTAAAGATTGTAAAAAAATTCAAAATAAAAAGGAATGGGCTATTGTTCGTTATCTTAGAAAAGCAATAGACACGAAATTTGAGTATAACAGTAGTAAAATGCTTCAAGGATGTAGTAAAAAGCGTCCGGATATATATTTTGAACTAAATAAGCATTGTGTTATAGTTGAGGTTGATGAAAATCAACATAATAATTATCAAGATAGTTGTGAATGTGCTAGAATTAATGAAATTGTTAATGGTATAGGAGGTAATAGTATTATTATTATCCGTTATAATCCTGATTTAGTGAGACATAAAGGAAAGCAATTAAATATAAATAATGGTGATAGAATAGATTTATTAGTAAAAACTATTAAAGATGAATTAGTTAAAGAATATGATACATTTATTGTTAAAATAATACAAATATATTATAATGATAATTATGAAGTTTATCAAACTATTAAGGAAGAAAATATAACAAATATTGTTGCTTTATAAATTTATTTTTATTTATTTTTTATTTATTTTTTTATTTATTTTATTTATTTTATATCATCAAAAAATTGAAACATAAACACACTATATACAGAATATACATAATCCATACAGAATATACATATCCATATAAAATGGCATCAACACAAAATAACAGTAATAACTTGAATAATCCTGATAACTTAGATTATGTAATATTAGAATGTGTTGAAGAAGGTAGTAAGTTGCGTGTTAAAATGAAATCCAGTGGATATTTAATTGGTTCTAATTGTCAATTTCCACGTGATTTAAGAGTTAAGGGAAGGATGTTTAAAATTCCAAAGGAGCATGTTAAATTAATGTCAATGCGCGGTAAATATTTCTATTCTATTAAAAATAAATCGGTTATTGAGATTATTGAAAATGATGATAATGAAGTAAATAATTTATTATTGCAAAATACAAAAATATTTGAAGATGAAAATATATTGGAATGTTCGGTGTGCTTGTGTGCTGAAAAAGATACTGTATTTATACCTTGTGGACACTTTCATACTTGTTCAGAATGTTCGAAAATGGTTTCAAATTGTCCCATCTGCAGAATAAGTATTACTAACAGAATACATAAACACTTATTTGATTGATTTATATCTATATCTATATCTATATCTATATCTAGATATACACATTTAATTTAATTTTTTATTATTTTATTTTATTTTGTTATGTTTTGCTGTGTTGGTGTGTATTTGGCTGTGTTGGTGTGTGGGTGGATGTGTGTTTGGTGCTATTAAACTATTTTCATCATTAAAAAAATACTTCCTAGAATAATTAATGAAAAACCAAAAGAACCAATTAATGCATTAATGTCAGCGGTTTGTTGTTCTGGTGGGTTTGCTGCCAATGCCTTTATCATTTCTTGGTCTTCATATTGGTCAGCATATCGATTTCGCATAGTAATTACAAATGCATATACAATACCTGCTAAATAATTCATATAGGTTAATAATATGCAAACTAAAATATTAAACCATCCATACATACCTTTACTAAGAAATACACCAAAAGGTGGCATTAATACTGTCATTGCATATCTAAACCATTTAAGACTAATTACAGTACCCCTTTTTACTGCACTTGGTATAATACCATTAAAATTACCAAATATTAAGTTATTTACCCAATCAAAAGCAATTGTGGAAATTTGTAATAATAATACCATAAATTTAATAAATAATGTAGTTAATGCGTCAACAATAGCTAATATAATGCCGGTAATTGGTCCAGGGCGTCCAATTAATTGGGTTATTTGGTCTCCTTGCCCGTCTTGTATATTTTTTTTCCGCGCCCAATTTTTTTTGGAAACATATATATAGGCTTCTGGGTCGTCTGCTTCGACGTTGTAAGGGTCTGACTGTGGCATTTCAAATACAATATTTATATCTTTACTATATCTTTACTATATCTTTACTATATCTTTATTATATCTTTACTATATCCTTAGTATAGATTTACTATATACTTACTATATTTTATTAAGAATATATAATTATTAAATTTACCATACAAATACGTTTTTGAATACATTTATGAATACATTTTTGAATACATATACTAAATCAAGAATAAATAACTAGCAAAGCATAAAATAATCCTGGAACATAAAACATTAATGTTAGTATCATACATATTAAAATATTAAACCAACCTGTTGCTCCTAAATCCATAAATACACCTAATGGTGGGCATATTATAGTACCTAAAATAATGCTGAAAGGAACTGTATTATTATTAGTGAGATAGCATTTTTTGCCTTTCATTCTGTCAATACTTTTAAAATAATTGCTATTTTTATCATTTTGTGTTAGATTAGATTGATCCCATCCCCAAATAGTAGTCATCCATCCACCAATTGAGTTTATACCAAATGCAAATAATCCAGTAATTATATCAATTGGTAATTTAAAAATTGTTATAATTATTATTACTATACTATTGTAGAAATCAACTATTAAATCTACCAATAAGAATTTTAATAACCAACCTATGAAAAATACAAACCATGCAAGAAATTTACCAAACCAAATAATTAAATCTATTAAGAATAAAAATACTTTACCAATCTGAATAATACTTGTAAACATACCAATTAATCCACCACCCTTAATTCTAGGCATAACTTCAATTAAAATTGTATTTGTTTGTAATTTTTCAAATATTTCTGCCAAAAATGCATTTTGTTGCACTATATAATGACCATTAATTAATATTATATTATTTTCTAAATCCTGATACAAATCCTGATACAAATCTTGATACAAATTTTGATTTAAATATGAATTAATATTTTTTTCAAACCACTCTAGAATAGTTTCATTTTCAGATATATTATATTGATTTTTTTTTTTATTGAATGAAATATATTTTATATCTTTTATATCTTTTATATCTTTTGTAATAGTATTCATTGTATTTGTAGGTAATTGCTATTGTAATATTATAATAGTTATTGTAATTGCTATTGTAATTGCTATTGTAATTGCTATTGTAATATTAGATTTCTTTAATAAAAAATAAAACTACTATTTATCCATTTATCTATCCAATCCAAGGTCTATTAAACATTTTAATCCAATTTGATAATGTTACCAAATGATTAAAATTTTTACTATAAGTTAATACATTGATTGCTGGTAGTAAAAATTTTAATCTAAAAAATACAGTCCTAGTATCTAATGCAAACTCATTACCTAGTAAATTATTAATACAACTAATTTTATTATAACTACAATTTAATACTTTAATAGCTGGTGGTAAAAATTTTAATTCAGTAATTGCATTATTGCTAAAATTTAATATAATTAGATTATTTGGTAAGTTATGTAAACTGCTAATTTTATTATGGCTACAATTTAATGTTGCAATATTAGGTGGTAAGTTATGTAAACTGCTAATTTTATTATGGCTACAATTTAATACTGTAATATTAGGTTTTAAATTATTAAGACTTACTATATTATTATGGCTACAATTTAATGTTGCAATATTAGGTGGTAAATTATCTAAACTTCTAAGATTATTATGGCTACAATTTAATACTGTAATATTAGGTGGTAAATTATTTAAACTTCTAATATTATTATGGCTACAATTTAGTGCTACAATATTAGGTGGTAAATTATTAAGACTTACTATATTATTATAGCTGATATTTAATTTACGCAATTTAACATATTTATTTAAATCAGGCAAATCATTTAATTTTGAATTAGATAAATTTAATTCTGCAATAACAATTGGCAAATTATTTATTATGTTAATTTTTTTAATATTATTATTGCTTATATTTAATTTACGAAGAGTTCTATATTCACTTATATCTGGAAATTCATTTAATTTTAAAAATGATAAATTTAATTCTACAATATTATTTGGTAAGAAAGCTATTATTTTAATATTATTATGACTAATATTTAATTTACGCAGATTATCATCACATATATCTAAATCCGGTAATTCATTTAATTTGTTATTAGATAAATTTAATTCTACGATACTACTTGGCAAATTAAATTTATCTAATACCAAATTAGTATGGCTAATATTTAATTTACGCAGATTAACATATTCACTTAAATCTAGTGATTTATCTAATTTTTTATTTGATAAATTCAATTCTATAATATTATCTATATTAATATTTCCACTATTCATATTTTCGCTATTGATGTTTTCAATTGACATTTTTAATAATATCCCTAGGATAAATTTGTAATTTTAAAAAAATAAATAAAAAAAAAAATCAATTTTATTTTTATTTGTATAAATATGTATATATATATATATGGATAAATATGGATAAATATAGATAAATTCGGTATAATTTCTAGCCCATTATGAAAACTCATTCACAATAGGAAATATTTTACTAAGAATAGATAATTAGCAGTGCGTAAAATAATCCTGGTAAATAAAATAGTAATGTTAATAATCCACATATAAATATATTAACCCATCCAGTTAATCCCAAATCCATAAATACACCAATAGGTGGGCACAATATAGTTCCTAAAATAATACTAAAGGGAACTGTATTATTATTAGTGAGATAACATTTTTTACCTTTTATCCTATCAATACCTTTAAAATACTTACTATTTCTATCATTATAGGTTAGATTTGATTGATCCCATCCCCAAAATCCTTGCATCCAACCACCTACAGTATTAGTTATAACTGCCACAATACCCATTGCAAGATTCATAACTGTGCTAAAAATTGTTACTAAAATTAATATAATACTAGCCCAAAAATCAGTAATTAATTTTACAGGATTTAATAAATCACTAAATAACCAGCCTATAAAGAATATAAACCAATAAAGAAATTTACCAAACCATATTATTAATTGAATTAAAAATATAAATACTTTACCTATTATACCAATCGGACTAAATATTGGTTTTAATATTATTTCAATTGGTCCCATAATCATATTTATAATTTCTTCAACCATTTTTTCAACTATTTATAATTTATTATATATGTATTGTATATGTATTGTATATGTATTGTATATGTATTGTATCTGTTATATATCTGTTATATATTTTGATATATTTCTAACCTAGATTAAAGGTTAATAGCAAATATCTATAAAATATCTATCAAAATATCTAAGAATACATCATTCTATCCAATTTATAAATTTCATTTAATTTATCCATACTTTCCACATTAATTTTCTTTTGTTTTGCTAATTGTTCTCTTTCCATTCGTTCTTTTTCTTTCATTTGAAATAATTTATCTGCTTCTAGTTGCTTATGTTTTTCTGGCATCATATAATTATTTTCCACTACAACATTCATTAAATTATTATTAACAATATGATGCACTTCCTGACTTTTTAAACTAGCAACAACTTTATCAAATCCTAATAAACTTTGAAATAGTATTTGAGGTCTATCAACTAATGGTGTAGCATTATCTATAGTTTCAGTCATATATAGTAAAGCCCAAATAATAAAATTTTGCTTTTTACTTCTAGATGCTGGTGTAAATTTATTTATATATAATTTTTGTAAATTAATTATTTGATTACTACTATCTCCTCCAAATGACCTATCTATATTTGAAAATTTAATCTGACGTAATTTATTTATTACACTCCAGATTAACCATACTACATCTTTAAAATATTTTCCATCCACACCCTCAATACTTCGCATACCACACTCATATTTGCCATACTTTTTCGAATTGATTTTTTCCCATTCAATAATCCAATTTAACCAATAAAGTGCCTTATTACTATTACTGTTGTGAATGTGATATGCCATTTCATTTACTGCAATTTTAATTTCACTAGGGTCTCCATCTATAAGAATATTTTCTACTAGACGATTATCTTTTGCTTCTAATTTAGATTTAAAATTATCTATAATAAATTCTTCTTTTTTTATTCTAGGCAATTGATTTAATTTGCGTTTCCTAGATAAACATAAAACTGAAACCATTTCCGCTAATAATAATCTAACACTAGAATGATTACGTAAAAGCAATATATTATCTTTTGTAAATTTTTGATTATCTACTATTTGTTGAAATTGGTTCGTCTTATTGTAAAGGAATTCCGGTAATTTAGGATTGTATATGTTAATTGATTTACTTGCAACACTTATAAATTTTGCCCATAATGGATTTACTATTCCAGATAAAAATAATTGTAAAGCCCAATGTAATGCTGGTTCAATCTTATCTTCTATAATCGCTTTATCTAATGCACTACTAGCAGAGGCAAGTCTATAGCCACCAAATGTTTGGTCTTTAAAATCTTTTAATACCCTAGAATCTATTATACGAATTGTCTCACTGAGTGATGGTATATTTAATTGGTTATTGTCTTCAGATTCTTTTTTTGTTATTGGCTTAATTGTGTATTGGGATAATAATGAGGTTGACATTCTAGATTATTATATAAATTATTTTATTCTGGCAACTCTTATTTTTAACATAGGTTGTTAGATATTTATTATAACCGCAAATATACAAGGAAAATATACAAGGAAAAAACAAAAACTAAAACTAATAACAAAAACTAATAACAAAAACTAAAACTAATCGAAAATATCTACTATGCTTGTAAAATATCTACTATGATGGTAAAATATCTACTATGCTGGTAAAATATCTACTATGCTTGTAAAATATACCATAGACGAGTATGTTGTACGGAATATGGCTTTACTACATTACCTTTTAAGCCCATTATGCTTACGGAGAAACATTAAGTTCCTTCTACCTTAGGTTCCTTCTGCCGTAGGCGAGGAGGTGGCTAGGAGGAACCTTAGGTTCCTTCTGTTACTTCGAATTAATCCATTATTACTTCCATATCAGCAGGCTTCCAATATTCAAATGTATTTCCCAGAGGACGTTTAATTATTAATGGTATTTTACGTTGTCTTAATTCTTCTTCTGCTATTGCAATAACAGATTGACCAGGTAATACTTTAACATTAGGATTTGCACCTTCTTCAATCTGTTTTGCTCTTTTCCCAATTAGAAGTGCTTTTTCATATTTAGTAATTTTAGGTAATGTTTTATTTTTAGTAAAATCATAATTTAACATTACTGTGCGATAATCTAAATCTTCTTCATTAAATAACTCATTAGTATCAATCTTTTTAGTATGTTTTTTAGTTTTAGATAATTTAGATGCATCTAGCAATACTTCTTTTTCTTTTTCTTTATTCATATCTTCATCTTCTTTAGGTATTGCTTCTTTAGGTGTTGCATTTTTAAGTGTTGCTTCTTTAGTTTCTTTTTTAACCAACTTTGATTTACTCATAGGTTTTTTATCTTTAAGAACGACTTCTGTATCTACTTTTGGTTCTTCTTGTGTATCTACTTTTGCGTCTTCTTGTGTATCTTCTTTTTTTTCTAGTTGTTTTTTTTTAGTAATTACTACTTGTTTCTTACTTTGTAATTGCGACTCTTTGTCAATATCACTAGAATCTACTTTTATATCACCTGATTTTAAACTAATAGGATTAATGATTTTCTTTGGTGGCATTTTGATTTATATTTTAGAACTACTTATCCAGATATATTTATTATTACATTAGTTTTTAAATTCAATTTTTTTATACTTTTACTTTTACTTTTACTTTTACTTTGCTTTGCTTTATTTCCCAACATCATTAATAGCATTAATAACATCATTTTCAAAATAATATACAATAAAACCGGTTGATATTCCAAGAATACCGCCAACTACTACTTGTTGTATCGTATGACATCCTTCTATATATACACGGCTATAAGAAACATATACCATTGTAAGCAAAACAATACAGCATGAAAGTATTAACCATATATAGCCAAATATTGTAATTGGAACATTATTTTTAGAATTATTAATCCAATTATTATTCCAATTATCAATTATTTTGCAAATAATATATGTACCCGCAGTCCAAATAAACTGACTATGTCCACTAGGCATACCATATGAAAAAGAAGGTATATTATCTAAAATAAATTGGCAACTATTAGCACTATTAGGACGTTTTCCTATACCTAAAATTGGTAAGTTATCTGTTTTTAATAAATTATAAATAGGTTTTACAATTAAATGCTTAATTATCCAATTTATTGGTAATAATGCAATCATTATAACAAATAAATAAAAAGAGTGATATCCAGGATTTACAATACAATTTAATAATGTAATAAGTATAAGTAAAACAGGTGATGCTCTAGATAGAGTTGGTATAAGTGCATTCCTAGAATTGAATTTATTATTAAATTTCATCTTTGTTATTTAATGAAAATATTTATACTAAATATATACTAAATATTTCTTATAAATAACTTATATTTTAATATCTAATTTAATTATTAAAGAATAATCCGTATATTGTATTGGTGTATTGGTATATTATTGCAATGTATTGTAATAAATATATAACTTTAACATTATTTATGTACCTAATATGCACTGTATGCTTTTTATTAATAAAATGGTTATTTGATATAATTTCAAAAAAAATAAATAATAGAAATGACAATAATAGTAATGAATACTTTTATAATAAAAGAACTACTAGAATAAAAATATATAAAAGTGATAAAATATCTGACCCAGATGAAAATCCTGATACTGAAAATAATGACCCAGATAATGCCCCAATGAAATATGACCTTGACTAACAACATTTTTTTAGAATATATTTTTAAAAATAAATTATATTTTTATTATGTATTATTTATGTTTCATTGTGTTTTTTTTATTTCTAGATGATTTCCTAGATGATTTCCTGGAAGATTTACCAGTTGATTTAGTTTTGCCTGCATTTTTTTCAATGTAATTATCTAGGATGGTTATACATGCTGATGCTGGTGTTTCATGGCGATTTAAAACTCTTGTTTCTAATTCTGCAATGCTTAATGATTTATTTTTTTCAAATAGGCAATTGCAAATTTCTTTATTTATATTTTTAGGAATTGAAATATTGCTTTTATCAGTTTTGGCTTGCATTTTTAAAAGACATAATTTTTGCATACTATCATGAATAGGTTTTACATTGTATAATTCGCTAATTTTACTTGATTTTAAATCTGATATTTTAGATGCAACAGATATTGATTTTATTTTTTTGAAATCAATTAGACTTTTATCAGTTATATCTAATTCAAGATTAAATTTGTCTTCTAATTTCTTTTTAGGCATTTTTATTTTCCCTGAAGTTTTTTTTTTCATTCTAGATAACAATTATTTTTTCTGTCCAAATCTACTTTATTATTACAATTTACATAGATTTATTTACTTAGATTTATTTACTTAGAATATATTTATTCTACAAAAAATATAGATAACAACAAACACCTAGTAATACCAGAAAATATAATATTAAATAGCCAGAATAATTTATATCACCATAAACCATATTTTTACTTCCAAAATAAAAATAAATTATACTAATTACACATGCTTCTAGATACCTACCCATAAAATTTGGCTTGAAAATATTAATTAAATGTTCCTTATTTAATATATAATATAGCCATAAAACAGGTATTATGTGCCAAAATGTATTTAGAATAAGAAATTGATTTTTAATATATGATATATTTTGTATTGTATTTTGTTGTGTGTTGTATGGTTTATTTTGTGAATGATTTTGTATGGCAAAAACACCTTTAACTAACTCATCTAAATCAAACCATTCTAAAATAAAAGTAAATATTAAATTAGTAATCATTAATGGTGCTAGAATAAAAAATATTTGATATGCATTAGTATAATAAGCAATGATACAAACAATACTACTGAAATTTGAAATATATTTGAATGATAGACAACTTTCAATCCATTGACGAAGTGTTATTTCCATTCTAGAAAACACAACCATGAATATACTATTAACTTGTAATAATTTATTTTTATAGATAACAAACAATACAAAACGACAATATGACAATACGGTAACAATACAACATGACAACATAATAAATATATTTGCAAATAAAAATATAATTGAAAATTAAAGAAAAATTAAAGAAATATTAAAGAAATATTAATGAAATATTAGAATGACTGTAATTAAATTATCGCTAGATAACATTATAATTGATAATAAAATAAATCTTACTAAGGAAACAATATTAAATAATGAACCAATTGAAGAATATCTCCATGTTATTTGTGTTGTATCCAATCCTTGTTTATATAAAAAACGTTATGAATTAGCAATTAAATTTATTCGCAAGATGCTTAAAACTAATAATATTATTCTTTATGTTGTAGAATTAGTTTATGGTAATGAAGAGTTTTATATTACAGATGCAAATAATCCAAGACATTTACAAATTAGAACTAATAGTGCTCCACTATGGCATAAGGAAAATATGATTAATATTGGCGTAAAAAAATTATTACCTCCAGAATGGAAAGCATTTGCTTGGATTGATGCCGATATTGAATTTGATTCGCCTACTTGGGCATTGGATACATTAAAAGTGTTAAATGGTTATAAAGATATAGTGCAATTATTTAGCCATGCTGTAGATATGGATAATCGTGGATATACTTTGAATACGTTTTCAAGTTTTGGATATAATTATGAAATGGGGAAAAAATATATATCTAGTGGTCTAGATTATTGGCATCCTGGATTTGCTTGGGCTTGCACCAGAAAAGCATATGAAAAAATGCAAGGTATTTATGATGTATCAATTCTAGGTAGTGGCGACCAAAATATGTGTTTTTCATTTATATTTAATGCTTCAAAAAGTTTAAATAAAAATGTCCATCCTGATTATTTGAAATCTTTAGAAGAATTCCAACAACGTTCTTCTAATTTACGTTTAGGATATATTCCTGGTGTAATCAGACATTTTTACCACGGCAGTAAAAAAAATCGCAAATATAATGAAAGATGGCAAATTCTAGTCAAGCATCAATATTCACCAAAGAAACATATTACGCGAAATGAGGATGGATTATTGGTACCTACCCCAGAATGTCCTCCAGAATTATTAAATGATATTATGCAGTATTTTCACGAACGCAATGAAGATGAAGAGTAGAAAATGAAGAATAGAAAATAACTAAAAATATAACAAAAATAAAACAAAAATAAAACAAAAATAAAAATAAAAGAAATGAAAAGTGCATTAGTTAGCAAGTTGCTTGCGGACTTCCATCAAGGCTTTACCTAGTAAATTTTGACCTCTCCATTTTGCGGGATTATATATATCTGGATTTTCTTTAGAAATACCAACACCGTTACTTAAAACTTGATATTTCTTGATAATGCTCTTTGAAGATAAAATCATACGAAATATTAGTTTCCTGAGTTTTTGTAGATGGTGCCAAAAACGGAGTCAAAGGCTTTTTAGCCCTTAAGAATCCACCATTGTAAATGTTAATTGAAGCATTAACATCACGCCCAAGTTTAATTTTACATTGTTTATTAACACAATTATAAATTTTACTTGAACCTACATTTCTATTTTCATTTTTACAAGAATGACAAGTCATACTAGTTTTATATTCATCCAAAACATGAACTTTACAGTCATATTTTTTACCCATTAATTGTATAAACTCATTAAACTTGTAAAATGATAATGTTTGAGCTCGTCTTTTTACTATGTCTTTCAAATTAGATGTTGTATTTGATATCATACACTTGGTACTAAACTTCCCAAGGTTGATTTCTTTAAAATTTGAAGTTAAAAACACTGCCACCTTCTTATGTAAATCATTAACTCTATGTCTAATTTTATTTCCATATCTTTCTAATATTTTATCATATAATTTTTTTTTTAATATATTTTTATCTTTTTGACTATTTATATTATCCATCTTTTTTAAATACATATCCATTACTTTATTTGTATTATTACTAATTTCTATTACTTTTTCAGGTGTATAAATAGTTGCAAATGTTCTTATACCTAAATCAACACCACATTTTTTATATCTTTCAGAACCTTTTAAAAAAGTTATTTGTTTATCTTGAGGTGCTATAATAAAATATCTATTAGTATTTTTTTGATATTGTAAAATACAATTATGTTTAAATATATTTTTTAAACTACGTTTTGAATTCATATGACCTAATGTAGAAGTAAAAATACCATTTATTTTTTTACTAAAAGATTGTGGTTCTATAACTAAATTATATCTATTTTTATCTATTGATAAATCTTTTATATCAAATTCTTTAATATATCCTCTTTCTAAATTTGTATAAGCACTCTTATACATGGCAATACAATGAGAAACTGAATAATCTAATGTATGTTTATTAATATTATTTGTGTTGTGTATGTTGTGTAGTTTATCATTTAATAATGGACGTAATATTTTGATATCTAATAATTCTTGATTGTTATTTTTTTTTAGATATGCATTAGTAATATTATATACTTCCTGAACAGCACTAAACCACTTATGAAGTATTGTTTTTTGCTTTTCATTAGGATATATAGGTGTTTTAGTTGTTTGTAAATATGTTATTGTTTTATCTTTTCTTAGTTTAGCCATTTTAGAATTAGGTTTAGGATTTATTATTTCATTCATATCAAACCAAGCATTAGTTTTAATATTATTAGCTACTTGTAAAAGTGTAGGATACCATTGTTTATCTGGTGGCTTCTTTATCACCATTGTAATACCCTAATATAGTGATACTCTAATATAGTAATATTCTATATCTTTATATTATTTTTTATTATTAAATATTTAACGCATAATAATATTGGAATATAAAAAACTATCAAAAAATAATATTTATCCTAAAAATGTCCAGAACAAAATATGTAGGAGGTAAAGAAGCTAGTAGTTTATTAGGAGTACACCAAAGAACTCTATATCAATGGGAAACTAAAAAATTAATAGATACTATAAGAACTCCTGGAGGTAAAAGACTTTATAATGTTCAAAAATATATAAATGAAAATCAAGAATATATTAAAAAAAATGGTATAAGTAATAATACACATGATATTAAAAAACAAAATATATGTTATATTAGAGTATCAAGTATTGGTCAATCAAATGATTTAGAAAGACAAAGAGAAGTTATGAAAAAATTATATCCTAAATATGAAATCATAGAAGATATAGGTTCGGGTCTAAATTTAAATAAAAGAGGTATTCGAAGAGTAATTAAAATGGGTATTGAAGGTAAAATAAATGACTTGATAGTAGCCTATAAAGATAGATTGACTAGATTTGGTTATGAATTAATAGAAAATATAATTAAAGATTACTCAGGAGGTAGAATAATAGTATTAAATAATCCAAAAGCATTAAAACCTGAAGTAGAATTAGTTAATGATGTAATGGCTTTGATGAACGTATATGTTGCAAAAATGAATGGGTTAAGAAGGTATAAAACTAAAATTAATATAAAAAATAAGCGTAAAGTATCAAGAAATATCAAGTTTTAGTGCTACTAGTTGCAACCCCAAATTCTATCATAGGGACTTGCTTCTACAAGAATTGCATCTTTAGTTTCTAGCAGAATTTTTTTTAGATTATCATTCTGGAAAAACTTTGCATAATTACCTTTTACTACAACTTCAAATCTGACCCTACCCCAAATTTGTTCATCATAATTTTTAACTTTTCTTCCCAAACCTTTAATTTTAGCAGGGTCATTATTGTGTAATATCTCTGCTAGAATATCATCATTTCCAGAGAATGTTCTGGCTTTGCTTGCCATCATCCATTGTTCTGCACAATTATACTCAATACCGTCAATGGTAAATTTGCATTTACTAAATTGTGAAAAATCTTTGTAATTACTTCCACTTCCATAGAACGGGATAATATTTTGGCTTTGATGAGACATTATGTTAAGCCAATCCAATCTTTATTTTAAATTATGTTTGTTTTAGTGCATTTTGTTTTTATTGCATTCTGCTTTGTTGTTTCAATTTTATTTTTTTGTTTAAATATAGAATTTAATAAATACAATAAATTAAAATACAATATTATAATAGTAATCTAGAAGCAAATAAAAAAACCATATACATCTTCCAGAATGAATTATGATAGTTTAATAAATGCATATAACAACCAACAAAATAAATTTACTCAGAAAGCACCTAATCCAGATTTCCTTATTACTAATTGCAATGGTAATATTGATTTAAATACCCAAGCAAATGTGAATAATCTAGACGTATTCTTCAATCAGCCAACACCGTATAAGTTCCCTGCATTGATAATTTGTGATGATAGTAAACGTATTAATCAATCCCAGGATATATTTCAAAAATATATGGATGTAATTACTGATGAATGTGGTAATCGCTTTAATATTCGTAATCAACGGGATTCTGCAGGTATTCTGCAAGCTGGGTATTCCGCCAATATAGATTTAGATAGTCATTTGAAAAATATTAATTTCTATAATGATAAATGTTATTATGATAATTGGAAACTATCGCCTAATTCTAATATTCCTGCGTGTAATGGAATTAAACGTAATGCCGAAATACTTACACCGGATTATACACCAGTTGGACGTCATTATGAAGATTGTATTGGTGTCTGTTCTAATAGTGCACCTTGTTGGAATACCCCTCCCACTGATATTAACTGTCAGACTGATATTAGAAAACGTTATGACTTTTCCCATAATAAATTTCAGACGGAAAGTTGTATTAAACCGGCTGATTGGAAATATTTTGAAAAAGCGCAGCCACCTTCTGCTGAACCATTGGAAAAATATCCTAATCCTAATGGTAAACGAAATCTAGAATTAATAGATAGTATTAATCAAGGGGTTCAACACGATTTCTATAAGTTTTTTGATAATAATCAATGTGTTGTATATCCTAATCAACGATTATTTAATAATATTACAAAACGGTCAATGTTACCTAATCAACATTTTAGAAATAGTGATCCTATTTATACAAAGTAATATTTAATTTTCATCCTGTTTTTCATCCTGTTTTTCATATTGTTTTTCTTTTTCTTTCTAGCAATCATAAAATACTTGTCTTCCAGATACAATCTAACTATCTAATAAAAAAATATGTATAAATATGTATAAATATGTATAAAATAAAATATAGAAATATAGTAAAATGTATAAAATAAAAGAAATAATAACGGGTTCAATTATATTTGTGTTGCTAGTTATTCTATTGGGTTATTATTTTAAAGAATCGACTATAAATACAAATAGAAATGATACATTTATAAATACAAAAAATATAAATCCTCCTTATATAACACAAAGTTTGTATATAAATATTTATGCAACACCAGAAGATTTTCCTAAATATGAATGGTTATTCAAAGGCACATTAAATAATAATATTATGGTTTCTGATGGAATTAATTTTGTATTTGTTCCTAAAACAACTACAAGTATTCCGGTTAGGGTATATAATAATTCACCACAAACTAAATTTAGTGTTCAAGCCAATGGGATAGAACAAGAAATACAAGAATGCGATTTTATTGCAACAACATTCTAGAATAAAATAATTGAAAATGAATGAAAAAATGGTTATAAGGATAAAAAACTGTTAAAGAATTAATTATTACAGTTTATAGTTTGCAAAACTTAGTAATAATTAGTAATAATTATTTTTTTATTTTTATTTTGTAAATAATATTATCTAATTATAATTAAAATGGACTCTTCTAATAACTTGCCAAAAATAATAAGCAAATATTATGATAAATTTATAGAAAGATATGAGGAAAATTTACGAAATACCACAAATCCAAAATATTATAAAGATAGATTTGATGAATATATACGCATAATCCATCTTATTGCACATAATTGTGGTTAAGAACTGCTGAAAGATTGTAAGATTAAAGAATATCCATATTGTTATATAAAAAAAATAATAGAAAAAACTTTACTTTATAAAAGAACATTATTACCAGATATTAATTTTAATTTACTAATGTCGCATGGAAATAGTAGTTTAGATTTTTTTGTAGTTCCTGAAAATGTAATTATATGTTTAATAACACCACTTAATAGATTGGCATATATCAATAATCCTACGAATTATCATAAAATTATTAATATAATAACTGAAGCTAATTTTAAGAAAGAATTATTGGAAAATATGTCTTGCTTTGGAAAAAATATAGAACAACATTTACTACAATATGCAACTTTCTTCTATCCCGGTCAAACTTGTAATAATATATTATTATACCTCGAACCTAATGATAACTGTTATAAATATGGTTATTCAGGTTTGTTAAATAACGAACATTTAGTAAATTATCCTTATAAATCGTATGCGGATTTTTATTTTCCTGAAATTAGTTCAAGAAGTCCTAATGCAATAACTTCAGACCTAATATTATCCAATACAGATGCTAATAATTCGAATTTAAAAGATTTTATTTCATATAAAAATATTAATGGTATTTTATTTTTTACTGGATGTAGAAGTTGTGATAATATAGGAAATACAAATTTACAATTAACAAAAAATATATATATAAATGAAAATTTTTACAGTATACTTAATAAAACCATTGATAATTTTAATGATATAAATTATAACAAATGTAATGTAATAACAGATAAAATAGTAGAACCTTATAAATTTTTTGGAAAAGCTAGAAATATCAAACTTATCAAAGAATATAATACTAACTCTCTAAGAAAAGCGCGTACTAACGGAATTTTTATAAAACAACAATTAAACAAACCAGGTTCCATTGCAAATAAATCATTATCGCCTGTTAACAAATTAAATAATTCAAACAAAATAGTAAACTACTATGACACATTATTAAATGACCCTCATAAACTTACTAAACATATTGAAGAAGTTGGTATAAAGGAAAAACTAGAAACAAATTATTTTAGTTATTTAAATTATACTGAATTTTATGATGAATTAAACAAAATTTTATTAATTGATATAATTAATTTACAAGATAAATTAGATGACTATAATACGCTTAGTCGAATAAATAATATAATACAAATAATAAAAAATGATGATTATTTTGATGATAATATATTACTTTCATTTCTTATTTATAATTGCATTAAATATATTAAATATTTTTTAATAAATGTAATTAATAATAATACTTTAATATTTCATAACATACAAACAAAATCATTAATTCTTTCAGGAAATTTAATAAAGGAAGATAATTATAATGTGGTTGAAAAAATATTTTTAGATTTAACTCCAACTTTTAATGCTATAACAATAACAATGTTAGATATTAGTGGTAATGTAAATTTAGATTCAATAGCTTTTGGATTATTTATTAAAACCTTTATAAATTTAGAACATATTGATGCAGAAAAATGTAATTTATCATTTATACCAAAGATAATTTTAAAATTACCATTAAAATCTATTAATTTAGATAGAAATCCAAATTTACATTTTGGTGATGTAAAATTAAGAAAAAAAATACAAGATAATTTAAACAAAGCTACAATAACAGATGAGCAAAGTGAAATTCTAACATATGATGACCCTATATTTAAAGAAAGTCCATTATATAATTTATTTTTATCATATATTATTGCTTATATACCTAATACTACACCTGAACCAGCCCTAGCACCTAATTCTATACCTGCACCTAATACTACACCTGCACCTAATACTGCACCAGAACCAACCCCAACACCTAATACTGCACCGGAACCAGCCCCTGCACCTAATACTACACCTGCACCTAATTCCACAATACATATTGGCGGAAATATTAAAAATAAATGTAAAATTAGAGTTAAAACTAAGGTTAAATGTAATACAAAAAGTAATAAAAAATATAAAACAAAAAATAATAAAAATATTAATTAATTTTTTTTTTGTTTATTTTTAATTTTTCTTTATTGTAGGTATAATAATCTTACTAGCCTACAATCCACCAATTAGACCCATCACTTTGCAAGGTATTATATCCCATAACACCACCCGAATACACAATATTATAAGTGCCTATGCCATCGATATTAGACCCATTACCATCAACAATAACTATATTTAATCCAGTGCCAATGTTTTTAATTCGATACATTCTGCCAGTTATTCCAGAACCATTTGCAGGTAAAGTAATGGTAATATTATTGCTAGTAGTATCACATATTATTGTATAATGTGTTGCATCTAATGTAATATTACTGGATATATTAATAATTGAAGTTGAAATTGCTCCATATACTGATAATGGTGAATTCATTGATGTAGTATTTACACCAATAAATCCAGTTTGACCAGAAACATTTAGTCCAGGATAATGTATATAAATATTTGTATTATTAGCCGACCAAGGAGTAAAATCGCCAGCAACTGTAAATTGATTTATTGCAGTAACAGATAATATTGTAGCCGTAGTTAATGTAGAATTCCCAATAACACAGGTTCCACCTATTAATAAGTTTTGACCTTCAGTTGTATTTGGAAAAATATTATTACTAACTGTTATTGTTGATATATTCAGCCCACTATTATAACTTACTACAGTAATAGTATTTATTGAACCATTTCCAATTCTTAGTTCTGGTGCAACTGTAAATTGATTAGGTGGATTAATAATATTAACACCTACACTACCAGTATGAGTAATTGACATTCGTGATTCTATTCCATTTTTTACTGGATTTTCGTCATTATTAGTTAAAAAATCTAATCGACCATCTAATACTTTAGCATTGCTATCATTAGAACCGCTGACTGCAGATAATACTTTTTTTTTAATACTAGTGTCTAACGTTTCAGTAATACTTGTTAAACCTGCAAAATAAACATCACTGCGTTCATCAAAAATACTACTTCCAGTTTGGGAAGCATTATAATTACTTTGTAAAATCATTGCACAATCATTACTAGTATCATTACTAGTAGTATGTATTATTGCAAGGGGAGAATTTTGATTACCAATACCTACATAACCCGTACTAGTTAAACTAATTATATTGTTTTCTTGTATCCCATCATTAGTATAAAAACGCATAATACCTTTATTGTCTGTTCCTGTGCCATCATGACTAGTTTCAATATGACCTAGATTAACTGGTGGAGATAATAAATTACTAGTATCATATCCACGAAAATTTATTGCGGTTTTCCTAGAATAATTGGCATTTTCAATAGATGTATTAGTTAGAGTTAATTGAGGGATATTATCTGAATTTCCTGAATTACCTGAAATTTCAAACATAGTTGAAGGTTTTCCACTACCAACAATTAAATTACCATAGTTATCAATATTTCCTTTGATATTGTCCCCGTTATCGAAAAATGTATAAATACTAGGACGTCGTAAAACTGACTGAAAAGGTTTTTCACTTTCTGGACCACCATATCCTGGAAGATTCAAAGTTAATAATGTATCATTTTGAATAGTAATTACTGTATATTCCATATGGTTTGCAATATCTAAAGTTATTATATCACCAACTGTTAATTCTGTAGTAAATTGTGTTCCAACACCATATACAGTAGTATTGCTACTATATGCAACTAATTCGCCAGATAGAATTGTAAATGGTAAAGGTCGCGAATTTAAATTATTTAATTTACCGGTGTCATCTAATACAATTCCTAGATTATGCGAAGTATTATCATTTGCATTTAGAAATAATGAACCTTTAGGTAATTGATTAGGATTACCATAATTAAATAATTGTGAAATTAATTCTGGTGTTAATACTGCATTATAAAATCGTAATTCATCCATATATCCACGATAAATATTTACTGTACCGTCTCTAGAACCAATATATGTCCTATAGGAACCGTGTAATACTTGATTAATAATACCGGGTGCAGTAATAGAACTATCCAGAATACCATCTACAAATAAATTTATGGTGCAATTACTAGTATTATCTAATAAAACAGTCATTACTATATAATGCCAATTTGAATCATTTACAATAGCATTACTAGTTCCTACAAGAGAAATATTATTTACACCATTAACAGTAACATTAGCAGTAGGACGCAAATGCCCATCATTAAGAGAATCTACTAAACTTAGAAGATATGTTCCTGGAATTGCAAAATCGCCACCATTAGAAACAATATCATATATGGAACCTGAAACTATATCTGCTGGGATATTAATCCATAAAGTAAGCGATAATTGATTTTCAGTCTCTAGAACAGTATTTAAATTATTAGGTGCTGAATTCTCTACAAAAAGATAATCATTATTGCCATCAAATAATAAACTATTATTAATTAAACCTGCATTCCAACAATTTTCAATATCAAAATCAATTAAAATTGCACTAGTATTAATATATACTGGTGAGTTATTTAGAAGATAAGAAGATGCTCCAGAACTATCTTTTGCTTGGGTTCCAACAGTTTCATCAAATTTATAAAAGCCAATAAGATTTTCAGGTAATGGATATAAATCATCATATCGCAAGGAATTACCACTTTTGATAACATTTAATACATTGTTAGAACCATCTAGAAAAGAAATATTTTGTAATCCCATCCCATTATTTATATTCGAATTAGTAACAACATGTTGGCAAGTATTTTGTATTACTACTGATACCGGATTTGCAGGATCATTAAACTCTGATGTTTCCTGACTTATAATATGTAAATTACCTTGAGGTAAATTTGTACCAATTCCACATTGGTCTTGATGATTAAAAATAAAATTACTATTACCATCTTCTAGATTAATCAAAGAATGATTATATCCGATGAGTTGTTGATAAATACCTGTATCAAGTAAATCTAAACTTTGATTGTCCCAAGAAATTACAAATCCATAATCATTACCCTCAATACTTTGCAAATGTGTCACCACTTGGTCGCGTTGTTTTAAACCATCATATTGTGATGTAAGCCTTTGCTCTGTTCCTATATAATAACCATTTTCAATATTAATAACTTGATAATAAACACTAGGTATACTTCCATTACTCCAAGTAATACACGCCGAACCATCATTATTTACTGATACCGCAGACAATGGACGTTTATATACAAAAATATTGGGATTACCCGATGCTCTATCTAAATCAGTAAATAATTCTGATGTATTAACTTGAATATTCCAAATGGCATCACTAGTTTGTGTCATATTGGAATTAAAACGGTATGCAACTACATTTTTACTGCCAGTATCCAATGTTACATTTGCAGTAGTTAAAGTTAAAAAATCAATATTAGCAATTTTTTCTATAATATTCCCCACATTAGGAACACTAGATATAATTTGTATTTCTTCTGAAATTAAAAATCGATTAGATACATCTTGTAATGCAATAATCCGATTCACACCATCTAGTGATTGTATTGTAGCAGTCGCCCCACTAGTTAAACCAATAACATTATCACCTGCTTGATATAATGATGTATCTGCTTGATAATTACGATAAAATGTAATAATAAATCCACCATTTCCTAATATAGGATTTACTTGATGTAAATTAATTTCTGCAACCGAAAGCAAACCATCACTAATACTAGAAAGTGCACTATTTCCAACTGCAGTTATTGGGATTTGAGCAGAATAGGGTGTGCCGTTAGAATTCATAATTCGCAAAGAAACCGTATATCTAGGGTCAGGTGCATTATTAACTGCAGTCATATAACCTACAACAAAACCATTTGGTACTGTTGCATCATCAGATGGTAATCCTGCAACATATGCATAAGTTGCATTATATAAAGAACTTGGTGGGCTAGAAGAACTTATTTGAAACTTACTAACTACTATACTACCAGTATCACTAATAATTATACCTTTAACAGAATATATACCTAACCCCGAATTAGAATCATCAGCATTCCATACAATTATATAATTGCCGTTGTATAATCCTGCAACACGGGGATATAATTGATTGCTTGTAGTTGGATTAGTAGAATCAATTTGGATATCCTGGGAATAAATAGGAATACTATTATGATAAATTTGGCAATAAACTTTATATAAATTTGTAATGCTATTTAAACTAGACCAAGATACAATAAAATGATTAGAGTTGGTTAGACGATTTCCGGACACACTAGGAAATGATTGATTGGCGGTTGTTATATTATTAACTTTAAAATTATTACCATATCTAGAACCATCGGCTAAATATCGTTGTCCGTAGACATCAAAATTTAATTGTGATGGTGAATCTTGGCTATTCCAAACAACTATATATCCACCTGAATTTATTTGTGATATACTAGGATTAATTTGATACCCTGAATTTATTTGATTTACTAATAATACTTTATTATAATTACTATTTAAATCTAAACAGGCTTTAGGTATATTTTGCTGGATACCTATAGCACCATCGCCAGTAATTCGCATTTTTTCGTGGTCATTTGTTTTAATTACAATATCTGAAGGCGTAGTTGTCTTAATATAAGAATAAAAGGGCTGGAGTGAATACATTACTTCTGGTATGGAATGTGGCGATATTGTAGATAATACTATAGCAGTAATTTTAGTTTGGAACGTGAATTGTTGATTAAGATAGAATCCAGATGCTTGACTGAAAATAACTTGTAATCCTGAATCTAAATTAATTGGTGATAATGCAACAATAGGCACAAATATTGCTTGAAATGTAGAACCACCATCATTTGACCACGTAAAAGTATTAGGAGTTGTAAGACTATCAATTTGTAATAGATAGACTCGGGAATTATTTCCGGTATATGTTCCAGAAACATTTACATTAGCAGTATCACTAGTAGCAGTTAAATATGTTCCCAAACTAACAATAGTATCCGACCTCTGGGAAACAGTCCAATATATATTTCTTCCAATATCTTGTGGTGAAAAATCTGCACCAAAGCCTAAATAACTAGCATTGGGACTATAACTAGGACCATCTAAACGAATTACAACATTGCCCGTTTGATATGCCAGATAACTTTGAAATATTGCATATTGATTATCACTACCAAAACTACCTAGAGAAAGAATACATTGTGTTCCATCACCTAATGTATTACTAGTTTGTAGTGTAAGGTCGCTAGCAACATTTGATTCAAATGTATTAACAACTAAACCATTATATCCAGGTTTATTACTGCTAGGATGTGTTATAGCAATATCAACTTGATAATCTAAATTACTATCTGCTTGATTAATTAATACATTACCATCTTTAAATTTAATTACCGGAACACCATTAGAACTAGTTCCAAATTGTATATCACCTGTATTGGAAACAAAACTAATTACATCACTGCTTACAAAATACATATCCCCAGAATTCATATTCAAATTATTAAAACTTTCTATATTAACATTTTGGGTTTGTTGATTAGCAGGAGTTCCAATTGATGAAACCCCAATATCTATATTTGCACCCTGTGATAACAAGGATATATTACCATTAGAAGTAATTACATTATATCCACCTATTCCAGCAGTATTTAATATACCACCATTAGAATTAGTTGCTTCGATAATAATTGCATTAGACAAATTAGCATTACTGTCTAAGGTAATTGTTCCTATGTCAGATACAATTGCAATGTTTCCAGAATGATTTTGGGTAGTATGATTACCTATGACATCACAATAATAATTACCACTAGATTGAATATTATATTCCGATGCAATACAACTATAATTTGCACCATAATCAAAATTTAAAGAACCATTATTATTAACTACTTGTAATGTTGTTTGTGCCATTTGTATTGTATTACTTTATTGTATTTTACTTTACTTTATTTTATTTTATTTTATATAAGTGATTTTATATAAGTGATTTTATATAAGTGATTACTTGTTAGTTATAATATATAAAGAAACTTCTAATATATTTTTAAACTACAATTACTAAACTTGAAATGTGTTAAATAAAATATAAATAAAATATAAATAAAATATAAATAAAATATAAATAAAATATAAATAAAATATAAATAAATAAAATTGTTGGATAAATATCTTAAAATGAAAACAAAACATAATAAAAATTATAATATTATGTCAATCAAAAAAATATTAAATTTTAAAAAACAATCAAAATACCTCAAATATAAAAATAATAATAAAACATTTAAAAAACAACAAGGTGGAAAAATACATGTGCTTCCTATTGTAAACGAGACTGGAGATATAATATTTAATGATGATTATACAAACTGTTCTAATACAATAGCATCATTAACGAATTTATTATCATCTAAAGATGATAAATTCAAATTAAATGCACAAGCATTTATGACACATGATATTTCATGTATATGTCCTCTTTATAATTTTACTGTATTTGTTGAAAAAAATACTAATATTGATAGTTTTATTTTAAAAGATTTATTTGGTAATATTATATTGTATCGTAATATAAATCAAGATAATAATTATGAATTCCAATTAGATAAACAATTTATAATACATTATAATGGAAAGATAAATTTAACTCAAGAACAAATTAAAGCTATACAAAAAGAAAATACTTATGAAAATTTTTTAAATAAAACATATGCTAATTATGGTAAAAATATGTCTGTAGCAATATCACATTATTTTAAATATAAAAATTTATGGTATGATTATTATTATAAAGAACCGTTAGATAAATTTGTTAGCAATCTATTTCATAAACCACAAGAAGATAATAATTATATATTTCAAAATAAATTAAATATTGTTAGCATAATGATATTTTTTAATTTATTTAAAGAATTACAAGATATAGTAGATGCTGAACCTAAAAATTTTATTCCTGTAGAAATAACAGAAGGAGACAAAGCCCAATTTAATATATTACAAACAAAACAACAAGCACCTGTACCTGTACCTGCATCTGCACCTGAACAAGCACCTGCACCTGAACTAGCACCTGCACCTGCACGAAATACAGCACAAGCACAGAACAAAACAAAAAAAATACAGAACAAAGCACCAAAACCAATACTGAATACAATGGAAGATTTGCATAAATTTATAAATGATATAATAATAAACATATCTAAGAAGGATTTAAGTATAGATTTGAATGGTTTGGAAAAAGTATATACGGCAGGATTTGAATCAACGACCGTATTAAATAACATATTTTCTATTATTGTAAAAAACATTGAGGAAAAATCAATTGATGATACAATAAAAAATAACTTTTATTTTGAAACATTAGTTGGTAATAATAATGTTATAGAAAATTTTATAAAAAAATTAATAATTAATAATAAAGATGATAAAGATAATCAGAATATACAAAATAATATATTGGCTTTAATACCATCAGCATTAAAAATTATAAAAGACACTATATTATCACCATTAGGAGAAATATTAGCAAGCACTGGCAATGTCAATAGAAATGGAAATGAAAATGAAAAAAGAATTAGAGAAGCATATAATTATATAATGTATGGGTGTAATTATTTAAATATTGCAAGTGCAGTACAAATTTTTCAAAAACAAAAATCAGGTGTTCAAAAATCAGATGATAAAAAATTTATAGAAAATATTAAAAGATATACAGGTGTTGGTAAAATTAGAATAGATGATAAGTTTGATAAGTTTGAATATAATTATATTTATTTTATGAAATTAATGATTGATTTTCTTATTATAACTAAGCAAACAAGACAAACATATTATAGAGATTTTCTTGGAAGTGATTTGTTAATTAAAGAAATAATGAATATCTATTATTTAAATTTTATTCAAAGTAATACTACAACTAAAAAAATTTTTCCAATATCAATTACTAATCATATCACAAAATATCTAAAAGATAATATTTTATTTGAAGAAACACTTAAAAGTACAATGGAACAAAATTTAAAAAGTACCTTTAAAATATTCACTTTGATTAGTATTAGTATTGATGTTTATTCATATGTAACTTGTGCTGAAACAACTGTTTATAATTTATTAATATATTTATTATCTGATACTACAGGACAAATTACAAAACAAAATATAGATATATTGAATACTAATTTTTCAAATAATAAAGTTAAAAAATATTTTAATGATGAATTATTACAAAATGAAAATATTATTTTAGCACTAGAAAAAAATTTATCTGATTTTAATAAAAGTTTGGTTGAATTACCAAATATTGAATATATGCAGGTTAGAAAATATGAAGTTATTGGACGTTTTAATAATTTTATTAAAGTTGTACTTGCTATGTTAGGTATTGAATATGATAATACGGTTGAAAACAATAAAATTGCATTTATTGAAGCTGCAAAAAAATTTGGAAAAAATTTTACAGTTACTATTGATGGTTTAGATAATGAAGATATATCTTTTTATAATACTGGTGCACATATAGAAATTAATAAAAAACAAGAATATAAAATTAATACTTGGAATTTAGACAAAATAAATCACTTTATATTAAATAAGTATCAAAAAAAATATAAAGATATTAATATTAAGAATATTAATGGACCATACGCTCAGAATATTATTCCACTCAATCTGAAGTCTTTTAGAAATCTTATAATTTCAGACAAAGACCGTAGTTATAATTCAAATACAAAAATTAAAGAACATTTACTAAATTATCAAAGTGTTTATCCATTATATTTTAATCCTGAAGAGCAATTTGATAATATACCATTTTTATTTAAAATAATAATAAAAAAAATAACATTCAACCAAATACAAAATATCAGTTCATTAGCAAATTGTAAGGAAATTATTTTTGATCAAAATTGTGATTTTAATCAGCCACTAGTAGATGGACTATTCCCAATGGTAGAAAAAATTACCTTTGGTAGTAGTTTTAATAGTAATATAGCTCCAAATGCATTATCAAATTGTAAGGAAATTATATTTGATCAGGAGAGTATATTTAATAAGCCACTGGTAGATAGACAATTCCCAATGGTAGAAAAAATTACATTTGGTAGTAGTTTTAATAGTAATATAGCTCCAAATGCATTATCAAATTGTAAGGAAATTATATTTGATCAGGAGAGTATATTTGATATGCCACTGAGAGATAGACAATTCCCAATGGTAGAAAAAATTACATTTGGTAAAAGTTTTAATAGTAATATAGCTCCAAATGCATTATCAAATTGTAAGGAAATTATATTTGATCAGAAGAGTATATTTGATATGCCACTGAGAGATAGACAATTCCCAATGGTAGAAAAAATTACATTTGGTAAAAGTTTTAATAGTAATATAGCTCCAAATGCATTACCAAAATGTAAGGAAATTATATTTGATCAGGAGAATATATTTGATATGTCACTGGGAGATAAACAATTACCAATGGTAGAAAAAATTACATTTGGTAAAAGTTTTAATAGTAATATAGCTCCAAATGCATTATCAAATTGTAAGGAAATTATATTTTATCAGGATAGTATATTTAATCAAGAACTAGTAGATGGACAATTCCCAATGGTAGAAACATTTAAATTTAATCCTAGTTTTAATAGTAATATAGCTCCAAATGCATTACCAAAATGTAAAGAAATTATTTTTTTTCCATATACGAGTTCTTTTAATAAACCACTAATAGATAGACAATTCCCAATGGTAGAAAAAATTACCTTTAGTAATAGTTTTAATAGTAATATAGCTCCAAATGCATTACCAAAATGTAAGGAAATTATATTTGATCAGGAGAGTATATTTAATAAGCAACTAGAAGATGAACAATTCCCAATGGTAGAAAAAATTACATTTGGTAAAAGTTTTAATAGTAATATAGCTCCAAATGCATTACCAAAATGTAAGAAAATTTTTTTTAGTCATAACTTTGATAAGCCACTAGTAGATGGACAATTCCCAAAGGTAGAAAAAATTACGTTTGGTCATAGTTTTAAAAGTAATATAGCTCCAAGTGCATTATTAAATTGTAAGGAAATTTTTTTTAGTCATGACTTTGATAAGCCACTAGTAGATGGACAATTCCCAATGGTAGAAAAAATTACATTTGGTAAAAGTTTTAATAGTAATATAGCTCCAAATGCATTATTAAATTGTAAGGAAATTATTTTTAGTGATTATAGTGATTTTGATTTTCCACTAGTAGATGGACAATTCCCAATGGTAGAAAAAATTACTTTTGGTAAAGGTTTTAATAGTAATATAGCTCTAAATGCATTACCAAATTGTAAGGAAATTAATTTTAATTCAATATATGGAAAATTCGATTCCCCCATAGACGTTGATAAATTAACATTCTTAAAAAAAATGTTTCAAAAAAATGTGATAATAAATTATAAAAAAGGTTTGAATTCTGATTCAAATATTAGAAAATATATAAGTTTTGAAGGAACCAAAATAAAAGGATTTCTCGAATATTAGACATATCCTTAACAAAATTGGTTATATGTATAGGTTATATGTATAGGTTATAAATAAATAACTATCTAGAAATTATTGTTCAAAATAAATCAAAAAAATATCAATACAATATAATATTATATCCATTCTAGAAAATATAAAATGCCACAAGCTGGATTATTAGAATTAGTTGCTCATGGTATTCAAGATATATATCTAATAGGAAATCCTCAAATTACCTTCTTTAAAACAGTTTACAAAAGACATACTAATTTTTCAATGGAAGCATTTCAACTGAGTTATGACGCTAAACCACAATATGGTAATAAAACAACATTTAATATAACCAGATATGCTGATTTAATGTATACTATGATTCTAGAAGTAGATTTACCTCAACTATATGCACAATACACATATGACCCGGGATACGGTGGTAGTCAAATAGATTTTGCAAAAGGTATGGGTAATATTAGTTGGGTTAATAATACTGGGTTTGCATTAATAAATTTTCTAGATTTAAAAATAGGAAAACAATTAATAGATAGACAATATGGGGAATGGATGGAAATATGGACTGAACTATCACAAAGTGAATCTAAAAAACGTGGATTAGATTTAATGATAAATCGTAATGCGGAATTAGAAATTCATCCTGGACCACTAACATTATATATTCCAACACAATTTTGGTTTTGTAGGAATATTGGATTAGCATTACCATTAATTGCATTACAATATCACGATGTAGAATTAGAAGTTAATTTTCGCCCCCTAAATCAACTTTATACATTTGGCACAAACAATTATTATACTGCAACTAGTGATGGAACCAATATTTTACAAGTTTATAAACCACTTCCAACACAAACACCATCTTTAACAAATTCTAGTCAGGCTTACATAATAGTATTTCCAGACGGTAGTCAGTATTTTATTGACCCTAATGCATCTATTGGCGGGGTAGGACAAACTGGATTAGTAGGACAACCATATTTACTTACTATGACCCAATCTATTCCCGCAGGATATTCTAATGTATCAGTATATATTAAACCCAATGGTGTATTAGATACTACTAAAAATACAGATATATCCGAAGTCCGATTATATGTTGATTATATCTATTTAGATACTATAGAACAACGTGAATTTGCTAATGCTAAACATAGATATTTAATTGAACAAGTACAATTTAGTGGTAGTCAAAGTATTACTGCAAATTCTTCTACTGAAAGATTTAAATTAAATTTTAATTTACCTGTAAAAGAATTATTCTGGGTGAACCAACTAGATGCAATTTATCTTACTAATGATTTATTTAATTATTCGAATACAGTAAATCCTGTTATCACACAAGGTAATATTGTTGCCACTGGTCAAATCTATATCAATGGTATTGAACGATTTAGTGTTCGAACTGGTGATTATTTTCGATTAATTCAACCCTATCAAAAACATACCCGTAGCCCTAATAATTTTGTCTATATATATTCATTTAGTTTAAAACCTGAAGAACATCAACCTAGCGGATGTAGCAATTTTTCTAAGATTGATACAAAAGAATTATTCCTAAATATGAATACTGGATTAGGTTCGCAACAATTGCGAGTATATGCTTTGAATTATAATATACTACGAATCTATTCTGGTATGGGTGGTATTGCATTCAGTAATTAAAATTATTATATTATTATATATTCAATTATATATTTAATTATTTTCTTATATATTTATAGATATCTATAGAACTAATTTAATCTAGAAAACCTATATCATAAAACTTATAAACTTATAAACAAAAATGAAACTTTTTAAACATATTTGCTTAATTATATTTGCCATAATAACTATTTTATTTACTGTTGGATATGCTTCACAACCAATAGCAAATATTTCTAGTACAGATTCTGTATCTAACAAAACATTTTATATATCAAATAATACAAAATTAATACGATTGCTTTATTTATGTATTGCAATTACTATTTTATTAACCGTCGGTATTATCATAGCATTATTAGGTTTTAAATTTATTAGTAAACTATTATTTTTTATATTATTAATAATGATGATAGTTGTTATTATAATAATTCAAGTATATGTGTTTGCTGATGAGTTACAAGTTATGATAGAAACTGAAACACTGAAATTTCCTAAAATTTCTAATGGTGCCGGCTATTATTTAATTGTAGCATCAACCTGTATAATGTTTGTTAATTATATTTTGTACGTGTTTCTAGGATAAAGCAAACATATATCTATAGTTTTTTTTTATTTTTGTTTTTGTTATTTCGTTCCTTTCAAATACTTCATATATATTTATTTATCAAGTAGCATAATTTATTTATCAAGTAGTATAAATATTTTTAAAATATTTTTTATGATGAACATTAATAATTTATATAATAAAATAGAAACATTGTTATCATATCTAAAACCATCTTCTGATAATGATAAAAATGTAATCGATTTACAAAAAACGTTTAATTCGCAAAATTTAGATTTTAATAAAGATATTTTACCTATCATTAAAAAAATACTACATCTCCCAGAGACATTTCCCAACAATATATTACATTCCAAAGAAGGACATAAATATAATGAATTGGAATTCTTTCAATCTAATATTATATCTAGTGGCACTAATGATACTACTGCTACAGCCTTAGATAATTCTAATACTACTTCTTTCTTTGATAAAATCAATAAAACCCAAACAAAATTAGGTAAACACCTATTACAATCTATATTACTTACCCCGTTGCATACCCCTACAGATGTGCAAAATATTCTTCAAAATCGCCAACAAGTTATTACAAACTTAATGACCAATCCCAATCTAGATAGAATTATTATAAAACTCAAAGATTTGGCTAATATTGAACAAGATTTACTAGCGATTTTACTTCCAGATACCCCAGAAATGCAAGAAGTATATAAAATTATATTTTTTGAATTCAAACCTCTTCAAGGCTTTAATTATAACGAAACCTTTCAAAAAATATTTTGCTATTTCCTTATCATTTTTAGCCCTCTCTATGGAATAGTATCCCCTTTTATATTTATGTTTGCTCCCTTCTTCTTCTTAAAATATGTTTTAAAAGTCCCAATTACATTTACAGCATTCTGGCAGATAATAAAAAATATGGTTCTAGGTGGAACTGGTTTTTTTGCAAATCTTAATAAAATATTTAACGGTGGAATGGGTTCTGTGGTCGAAGGAATGATTAATCAAAATGGTGGTAATAGTGGTAATGGCGGTAGTGGTATAAGTATTAAGGGTGTAATATTTTGGTTAGCAAAGATGATAATTAGTTTTATGAGTAGTCCATTTGGAACATATGCATATATTGGTTTCATCGTAATTAGTTATTTATACGGCATCTATAACAGTTTGCAAGTTAGCATTACTTATAACAAGATTATAAATATGTTTCACTCTAGATTAAATATAATTTCAAAATGGTTAAAAGATTGTATTACATTCTATAAATTGAGTTTATGTTTTGAAAGTAATGAACTTGCAGAGATTCGACGGCAAATAGACCAATTATTAGGACATCCAACAATACGTAATCTTCTAGAACATAAAACTTTTACTCACGAACCTGGCATTATATCTAATAAGGGAATGATTATTAAGACTTTTCGCGAATTTCTCGATACCAAGAAAACTATGCATGCATTCATCGAACCCTTTAGCCATTATTTGGCATATGTTGATGTAATGACTGCAACTAGTTCTTGGCTTCGAGAAGGTTTTGGTATCTCTAGAAACTTTTGCACCTATATATGTAATACTGAAAAACCTATTGTTAAAGGTTCCAATATATGGAATATATGTTGTAGTGTTCCAGTATATAATGATATTTTGATTGGTGGTTTCAGTATAGAAGACAAGGAAACAGAAACTATTATTTCAAAAGAAGATAAAGAAATAAAAACAGAAACAGAAACAGAAACAGAAACAGAAAGTATTCTAGAATGTAAGGAAAATATTATTTCAAAAGAAGATACAGAAATAAAAATAACAACAGAAACAGAAAATATTCTAGAAGATAGTGAAAATATTCCTTTGGAGGAAAAAGAAAGTAATCTAGAAGGCACGGAAAATATTTCCGTGGAAAGCAAAGAAAAGATTATTTTAAAAGAGGTGTACAATAACATGATAATTACTGGTCCCAATGGTTCCGGCAAATCGACCTATATTAAGTCAATAATAGAATGCATTTTACTAGCACAAACTATAGGTGTTATTCCAGCAAGCCAATTTGAGCTAACGCCATTTAAAAATATTACAACATATTTAAATATTCCAGATTGTCAGGGAAAAGAAAGTCTATTCCAAGCCGAAATGAACCGATGCCATCAACAATTACAGATGCTAGAAAATGCAGAGACTAATAGAGAATTTAGTTTTAATATTATGGATGAAATATTTGTTTCTACTAATTACCAGGAAGGAATGAGTGGGGCATATGCTGTTATTAATCAACTATGTAAATTTAAAAATTGCTTAAATATAATTACAACCCATTTTGATGTTCTAGCAAATATGAATGAATTGAAAGTAGATAAACAATATTTTGATATAGATATTGAAACTCTAGATATTGAAACTCTAGACAAAGATGGTAAAAAAAATAAGGATGTAGGTGAAAAATTAATTAAGGATTATAAAATTAAACCTGGTGTAAGTAAAAAACATATGGCATTGAAATTATTAAAAAATAAAGGCTTTAGTGCCGATATTATCAAAGATGCAGAATATCTTTATGAAAAGATTAGGAACGCAAAATAAATAACTACATAATTATAGAAAATAGAAAACAGAAAATAAAAAACAGAAAAAAATATTTTTTAAACAAAAAATGAAAATATTATTTAATTAAGAAAAGTATTATTTCATACTAAAAATGAGCAAGTTTTGTTGGTATCCACATAATTGTCCAGTGTGTTCTGGCTGTAATGACTTGGTAATACTTAAAAAAGTTATACCCACAGCAGAAAAGCTTGATTTTGTCGGATGGTTGAAATCTTACAACCGGAAAACTGACCTTGGAAATTATGATGATAGTCTCTATGGTAAGATGTCCAACATGGGCAGGCTTTGGGCAGATGTGTTTAAAGAACATGGAAGATTTCCAGAAGAATACATTTGTTGCATTACTGATAGAGCAAGTGTATTGTTGAATGGAAAAATCTAAAATTCCATTTTACGTAGAAAATACGTAAGTTTTTTTATTTTATAATTTTATTTTTTTTTATTATTTTGTTATTTTGTTATTTTTTAATTTTTTTTTATCTAATAATAATTTAATAATTTAATAATGGCGAGTATGGAAAATGTGGAAAGTGTAGAAAATGTATTATTATTAAATAATAGTTATTTTGAAGATAGTTTAGGTCTTAATAATGCTAAATTATTTAAAAAAAAAACTATTATTATGGATAATAGTGAAATAATAGTAATGGAATTAGATAAAACTAAACTTTTATATCATAGTTTTCCATTGGAATGTCAATATGTTGATGATAAATATTTTAATGATATATTACAAAAATATAAAAACGAGCCACCAGAATTTTATTCTGTAGCTGTAGCAATTACAAAAAGTTTTTTTATGTCCTCTTCTAGACTACTATATACTTTTCCAAATCTATTTCTAGCTGCTGAAAATTTAAAATTTCGTCTTCAAAAATTGAATGAAACACTAGATTTAAATTACAGTTCTATTCAAGCATATAAAGTTAAAAACAATTGTTATTTTGTAGATGTAAATAATACGGATATAATAGAGCATTTAATAAAATTTATTGATGTTTTTTATTATAATGAAAATATTATTTTCACTAAATTAGATTCTATTGTAGTACCAGCTCAAATAGAGAAACATTATCCAAAGAAAGATATATTAATTAGTAGGTTTGCTAAATATATGTTTAAATATATCTACAACAAAGAAGAAGATATATCTAACATAAATGAATTTCCAGATATTGTTACAATAAAACGTATTTTATCCAATGCACCAAAAAATATTTATAATATTAATAATTCACGTGATGTAGAAACAGAATTAGATGTCGACTATAAACAACTTATTAAAAAATTAGTAGAAAGTTATATGACAAAAAATTTGGATGCAAAAAAACAATATTTTGAATCTAAAAAAAAATATATAAAAGATGAATCTGAATCAATGCAGAATCCAAATATATTCAAACAAATGCTAAAAAATTCAGATATACGTAATAGAAAAATTAATAGTATTATTAAATTAATAAATGACAAAATACATACTATAATATATTATAATAATTTAACACCTGTACAAGTTGGTGAAAGAAAAGTTTATATTCTATATTCTGATGTTGGTTATATAATAAATTTAAAAAGAGGCGGACAAGTTATATGTCATAAACAACCGGATGGTTCATATAATGTTTATTTTGAGCTTAGATTAGAAAATATAAATGAATTGAAAAACACATCTACCGGTGATGTTAATGAACCACATAATGATGGATGTAATATGTGTCGATTAGCAAAAACAAGATGTTGGATAGATGAAAAAAAAGGAAATAAATTAGCAATGAATTTGGGAGATGCTACAAATTTTACATATTATGATAGTATTGATGGTAGAACTATACAACCTATAGGATTTATATTTCAAAATGTAATTGGAAAAAATAATGTATTTTCATTAAAGGATAATAAAATTTCTGATAGTGAGGAAAGATTATTATCAATTCCTTATGCGCATATAGCTACCCAATATCAAAATCCTAATTGTACCAAAGAAAATTATTTAAAAAATTTTGAGGAAATACCTAAAAGATTTCGTGATCATTTATTTAAAGATAAAAACCCAGCGTGTGGTGCTTATGTATATAAAGGGTGTTTAGATGATAATATATTATATTATTTTAAAGCATCATATGATACTGCTAAAGCATATGCATTTAAAAAATATGGAAAACAATTTGATGATTATGAGTTAGATTATGGTAAAGATTCAAATGGAAAAAATATAAATGGAAGATATTATAAATATAAAAAACCATCGGAAACCTCTGTTTCAGATAAAGGACAACTAACTGCAATGTTTCATATTGCATTTAACAGTGTACCTCACGTGCATTTACATATATATTTAGATAGTAAAGCACGTAATTTTTATGATGCTTGTGAATCGGGTAGATTTTTTGATTTGCGTGGTGATTCTGCACATTTTTTTACAGAAAATGTTTATACTAGTGCAAAAGATAGTTATTGTTCATATAAAGATGACCCCCGAGATAAAACAAGTGCAACAAAAACAGGGGAATTAGTGGAAGAATATAAACCTTTAAATGAATTAGAACATCTGACAAAAATTAAAGATTTAGATTCAATAATGTCTACTGAATGTTCTTTTGAATATATGATAAAACTAATATTAAATATTATAAATAATAACGATTATGATAAAAATGTTGATTCAGATAACATATTAGAACAAATCGCAGGGCATCACTGGATTTTTGAAGATCCTACTGAAGAAATTATAAATGCGCAACCAGATATAATAGAATCTAGTAATCAATATGCTGAAACAATTAAAAATTTATATAATGAACAATATAATGAATTTATTGATATTAATAAAAAATATTTAGAAAAAAAACTAACTGAAACAGCAACAATGGATAATGCAACAGCAACAATGGATAATGCAACAGCAACAATGGATAATGTAACACCAACAATGGATAATGCAACAGCAACAATGGATAATGTAACAGAGGTATCTACAAAATATTATTTACCAAAAGACGATACTGAAGATTTAAATTTAAATTTACAAATAATTAATAGAAATTATTTTTTTGATGACGTGTTAGCTCAATTATTAAAAATATATTTAGAATTAGATGAAGACATTATTAAAAATATATCGGGCTTTTTTGATTGCACTAATCCAAATTTTAAAAAAAATACTTTAAATGATCCTAAATTATATTTTTTTAAACAAATTGATAAGGAAAAACTATATATTACATTATTGGAAAAAGTTGATAATGCACCATGTACTTCATGTTCTAATTTTGATAATAAATTAAAAAAAAAACAATTATTTGTATATTTTGTTCTACATTGTTCTAGATATAATTTAAAAAAAAATATTGTTACTGATGATGTAATATATAATAATGACTTAATTGAAAATTTTATATCATCAGATAAAAATGTAACACACACAAACCATGAAAACCCAGATAATACGACTATGAGAATAATAAATAATATTGTTGAAATGAATACACCGAATTCTAAACCAGTTAACACACCGGAAAACCCAATATCATTTATTGTAGGTGCAAAACCATCAATGCCAACAACACAATCAAACCCAACAACAAAAACTGGTGGCACCAGACATAAAAAAAGAACATCAACCATAAGAGCATCAACCATAAGACCATCAAGACTAATTAGACCACCAAAAGCACGTTCAATTAAACACAGTAAAACACAAAAAAGTACAATTGCTAAAGCTGGTAAAGCTGGAATTAATACTAGAAAATTATTTTTTAAAAAAACTTTACAACAAACTACTAATAATACTACTAATACTAAAAATACACTACCAACACAACCATCAGTAAATATAATTGAAAGAGACACAGCAAAATTGCTTTTAACAGAATTTCCAACAGTATTTAATGGTAAAGAATTAAATAATGAATACGCATTACAACTATCTACTGAAATTATAAAAAATTTTAATAAAATGATGAAAATATGTGAAATAAAAGATATTATAGAAACAAATGATGAAAATATTAAAATTTGTAATGATATAATTAAATATATAATGAATAAGATTCCCCCAAGTATGAATGATTTAGGTGATAATCACAATAGAAATACACAACATATGAATGCACAAAATATGAATACACAACATATGAATGCACAACATATGAATACACAACATATGAATGCACAACATATGAATACATAAAGTATGGTTTAATACTTAAATAATTTGTTATGTATTCTAGATAGTCTATAATTCTAAATCTAGTTAACATAGTATAAAAAATGTAAAAATATATAACATAGAAAATATATAACTTAGAAAATATATAACACTAACGTATAATACATAGGCTACAATGTCATTACTAAAACCCTCTATCAACATTAACCCTGCATATGCCACCAACAACACTGATACCCACCAAGCCGGATTATATCAAATCGCACCCAATAATAGTAATTTAATAGTCCGGGTTAATACCACATCTAATATTGGAATTAGCGGGGAAATTCAATTAAATACGTCTTTAATTACACCTACTTTCCAAGGATATGATGGTTCGGGATGGGTAGATTTTAATGCTACTGTGGGTCCAACAGGACCAGCCGGGCAAGATTTTACCAATGCTGTTAATTTTAATAATCTACCTTTACCAGGTGATAGTAGTATTCCAGTTTCATTAGGAAGTGTATTTGCAACGACATTTGTTGATGTTTCACAAAGTATTAGTGATGTTAATATACGTAGTTTACAGGGTGGGGAATATACTATCAATAGTAATCTAACTGTAGATAGTTTGAAAATATCACAAAATAGCAACATAATTACCCTTACCACCCAACCATTACCCTATACTTGGAATTTTACTGGCTCAAATAATACTGTTTCAGTGCTTAAAAATGCTTCTAGCGACGTTATTAATTACAGTTGGGGTGAAAGTTCCAAATGGATTGTAAAGCAAGGTTCAACTGTTTTAAAAGGACAAGCCGTTCAGATAACTAATGACACGCCAAGTTCAAATATAGTTATTAAACCGATGAGTTATACATCCCTAGTATTGGCAAATCCTTTTACTACACCATTAAATATGTTGGGCATTGCTACTCAAAATGCATCAGGAGGGGATACTTGTGTTGTTTGCACTAAAGGTATTACAACAGTGTTATGCACTAGTAATATTACTGCAGATTTTATTCCTAGTAATCAATCACCTATGTTTGTAGGATTAGATGGTTTAGTGGGTAAAGATGGAGGGATATTTTGCACTTCAACATCAGTTCCACCAACCTCAAATTATATCCGTGCTGGGTATTTTTTAGAATCTGGAACTGGTATTGCTAGTAATGGTAATTATGCATTGTTTTATGTGGAACCGCGATTTCAGATTTCATAGAATAACCTTATGGATATTTAAAGGAAATAATGGACAAAATAGAAAAAACAAACAAAAAATTGAATGTTATAATTTATATAATTATAATTATTTTCCACAAACTCTTTTCAAAGAATGTCTGCCCACTCAAATTCTATTGCACAAGAACTTTCAGCCACACTCGATGGTGAGAAAGACTATCTTAAACAACTACATTTTGAACTGGATTCGATTCACAACACAGCACGCCGTCAAGGTCGAAAGGTCAATGATGCAGAATGCGATCGTCTTTATGCGGCGATTGACGAAACCACCGCCAACATCCACGCATTGGAGCGAGTGCTGGGACTGATTTCAAGAACTCCTGCTACATACAATCAGCAGTGAGTTGCTTTGCCTTTGTCCTTGCATAAATTTATGTGGTGTGGTATTTTGCCAAATCACAATATTTTTTTTTATATTTTTTTATTTATTTTATGTATTTTATGTTTTTTTAGTTCTATTTGGATTATTTAATTGAAAAATTGAAATATAAATACATATTATGATTATTATTAAAATAAATAATTTAAAATAAATAATTGATTCCAAGTGATTGCAAATTGTTTTGCCAGATAAATGGAACAACTTGATACAAAAAGCACGAATAATATAATTACTATCTTGGGTAATTTCTTATTAAAAGGTGAAAAATTCAAGGCAATTCAATTACTTCGCAATTTAAAAAATATTAATAACATAGATATAACGTATTTGATAGATGAAATACTACCTTTTGGGGATATTGTATTCTACCGATATGTTAAATCCGAAAGCAGGGAAATGATTAATTCTTTTCATACATTCGATAAAATTTTACACAATATGGAAACTAATATTATATTAGACTTGTTAAAATTTGATATCATTGAACCATATTATTCTGCGGAGGTTAATAATACGAATATTGACATTGTAATTTATATGATAATTCAACTTAGTCACTATGATGAAGAAGTTAGGAAATATCTATTTCAAAAATATTCTCTAGATAGTTCAAATAATATTACAGAAGAAGGTTTATTAAGACATATGTTTCTAGTAAATGTTTGTAATGATATATATGTATATATTAAGGCTTGTTTGGATAATAATATGTTATCGCCAAATGTTTTGAATTTTGATAGAATTTTAGAATCATATCAAGCAATGTATGATAAACATAAAGATATTCCAAAAGATAAAAAACGTCTTCGAAGCCGGTTAATAGGTATTACACAATTAATTAATAAACAATGTCTAGATAAATTATTAATGCTACCCGAATATGCTGAATACAAAGCAAATTTTGAATACTATCACGAATTTCGAGAAATTATAAACAAAGGTAATCTTGAAATAAAACAACTTCTAGATAAAATTTGTTATGATAGCTATCAATATATTAATGACAAAGTTCCTTGGGGTTCTCAACGATGACCTATTTATTTTTTTGTTTTTCTATTATTTTTAATTGTTTTTCTATTTTTTTCTATTTTATTGTTTATTTTTTGTTTTTTATTTCTATCTAAAAAATTGATTCCATTATATATTACCATATTATCGTATTACAGTATTACATCACATCCCATAAAGAAAGCAAATTTGGTATTATTATATATAGAATGGAGGAAAATAATTCCATTGCATCGGTGCAAAGCAGTTTAAAAAAGAAAGAAAATAGTAATACAAATTTCTCTCTGAATTGCAATGGGTTGATGAAAAATACATTATATAATGAATATTTTCTAGAATACAATATATTTACCAAGTCTAGAAAGAAGATTAATTTCACACAACCCAATACTCAAGGAAAAGAAGAAAATATAATAAAAATTATGACAGAAACTTGGATTTAAGATAATTATTTTTCAGGTGAATGGCTTCATTGGCAAGCAGGTGAATTGCAACTGGCAGTTTGTGGGCACCAGGTTCCACTTGGACATTGTTGCCAATATCCGGAATAAGCAGGGTAATATCCATATGGACGCCAATTTCCCCAACCATGCATCCAGGGACGGCGCCAACCCCATCTACCGCCATTGCCCCACCACCAACGACGAGGATAAAATCCTTCTGTAGCCGTATCTGAATAATTATAATAGTGGTTATAAATCATATATATAAATGTTATTATGAGTAAAATTATTAAACCATATCCAAGATATAAACTATTCATTTTACAAAGTAATTTTTTTTTAATTTGTTAAGTATTTAAGTATTTAAGTATTTATTATAATTTGAGATAATATTTTATTAGGATTCTAGAAAGTATTCTAGCAGAAGTAAAAAATTTATAGTTTATATTTATTTCCTTTTTTATTTTTTTCTTATTCTTCTTCTTCTAGATAGTAAAAATACAACAATAAAATATAAAAATAAAATATAATAAAAATATAATACATTACAACACAATACAATAAATTATATATTAAAAAATTATATATTAAAAAATTTGCTAAGATTTTGATTAAAGAATGAATCTTCCTAATCTAGGTAAATATGCTAGCGTTTGCGATCTTCCATACACAACCCAAAAAATTACATATCATCGTGGATATGGTAATATTGTAGTTCATGAAGTCAAGGGTGATAATTCCGTTGTTACCAATATTACTAAATTCAACCGTATTGACCCATTACAAATGCCGTTTGGTATGCATTCACCTAAACCTGTAGCAGGTAGCAATTATGAAATGCCTAATCCAGAAACCACTATTGCTTGGGCAGATAAACGATTTTTTGAATAAAATATTATTTTTTTATATTTTTATATTTTTATATTTTTATATTTTTATTTTAATTACAAAAAAATCTAAATCTACAATAAAAATATATACTAATCAATAATACATATTTTCAAAAGACATTCTTGTCTAGCATCCAGAATAAAATGCCTACTAATCCAAAACGCAAACATACTAAAACTAAATCCAAAACCAAGACCCACCAGAAGCACAAGGCACACCCCAAGCAAGAACTAATGATTAACCGAGAACGTTTACTTCATCTAGTCAATGATATCAACACTACTCGGAAAGATTTAACTAAGATGCAAACTAATTTACCTGCTAAACTAATGCAAATTAATGCAAAACCTAATAAACCCCAAGTATATGCCAAATCAGTTTCCAGTTCTTTCTCTAGTGTAATGCACAATGGACATACACATTCCCAAGGAAAGCAAATTGTTAATGATTCTACTAAACCGTATGTCCAGATAGATGAAATGTTAAATGGTGATGTAAAACATTATATGGTTCCTAAAAATACAATTCCATATAAACCTTCTAAATTATTAAAAATAAATACATCTATGATGCAACAAAAAAAACATTCTTCTTCTAAGAAAACCAAGAAATCCAAAACAGTAAAAAAAAACAAAACAATAAAGAAGAACAATAAAGAAAACAATATAACAAAAAAATAAATACTTTATTCTAGCATACCTTTATTTTTTAAACTTTATAAATTTCTTTTTTCAAACTTTATATTATTATCAGTTGCTAGAATGAATTACAAGAAAATAGAAAATTAAAAAAAGAAAATATAATTTTTTCTAAAACAATTAAATTTAAATTTAAATTGCGTAATTATTTTCTAAAAATATAATAAAAATATAAATATATAATCTAGTATATAATATAGTATATAATCAAGTATATTACAAATATATTACAAATATAATATCTAATTATGCAAAATCTTAATAAAATTGTTACTGTCACACTAGCAGTTATTGCTCTAGTTGCTATTGGTTATCTTATTGTATCCTATAACTCAGATTCACCAACACCTTCTACTTCTAATGGAATGCGACCACCTATGATGATGCCAGTTGAAAACTTTGCAAATCAAGGTTCACCTGCAGATCAAGTTAGTGTCAGCTCTGGAATGGGAATGCCTATGCCAACACAACAAATGCAATCCGTAGATGCTAGTGAAAGTATTCAATTCGTAGAACAACCACAAGGTCTTAATATGTCTTCTGGTGGCAGTCAAATGAATCAACTCCCTTCTGAATGTTATCCCAAGGACGTTCTTTCTAGTGCTGACCTTCTACCTCGCGATGCTAATTCCCTCTGGGCTCAAGTTAACCCATCTGGTCAAGGTTCTCTTGCTGACCAAAACTTTCTAACTTCTGGCTTTCATATTGGTATCAACACTATTGGACAAACCCTCCGTAATGCAAATCGCCAACTCCGTTCTGAACCTCTTAATCCTCAAGTTAAAGTTAGCCCATGGCTACAGACTACAATTGAACCCGATATTAACAGACGCCCACTTGAGATTGAAGGCGACCTTTAGAGCCGCTCTTCAATCAAACCTCAAGCCCTTTGTGCTTTTGGAAATTGAAGGCGACCTTTAGAGCCGCTCTTCAATCAAACCTCAAGCCCTTTGTGCTTTCAGACAACTGTATACGGTATAAATTTAAAAACTAGTTAGTTAGTAATTAAAATTAAGTAATTAGATAATTTATTTAATTAGGTAATTGATTATATTATCAAATGATAATGTAATCATATTTATTATATTTTTTCTGTTTTTGCAAATAATTCCTTAAACCTACTTATATTTTATATTTTAAAAACACTTAACTAGCAAGCCAACAATAATCCTCCAACTATATATAAATCTAAACTAACCACAATAAATTATTATATCAATAGTTATTAGATAATTACTAGAATACTTGGCTACTAGAACCCCAGAATATCTACTATGGTAAATGTGGAAAAATTCATCAAAAGTACAAACAATAAATCTAAAGCAAGAAAATTGGCAGGAAGAGTTAAAAATATTCAGGCTCTAGATAGAACTCAAATAGGAATTAAAACTTATAAAGAACATTTAGTCCAAACTCCCCAGCCTTTAAAGCATATAATCCCAAAAAAAATAACCAGAAAAAGTAGTAAAAAATATGTTTCCAAATTAGGTCTAGATAAAGTATCAAAAATACCCATTCCACAACAACCCACAAAATTAGACTTACTTAATATGCCTATTATCCAACCAGGTAATATCAATATCCCCGATATGGAACCAATTGAAGTTGAACCCAATGTTATCCGATTTGATAAACCAACACCAACTACTACATACACAGCTACACCAAATGCACCAACTACTACACATCCAGCAATACATTTAGCAAGACATCCAGCAATACATGCAACTTCAAATACTCTAGATGATTACATAATAGTAATTCCCAGTTATAATCGACCGGAAATAATACAATCTAAAACCCTAACATTATTAAATCGGCATAATATACATTCACGAAAGATTACAATATTTGTTGCGAATCAAGAACAATATGACTTATATAAGGTAAAAATACCTCCAATGTTATATGGTAATTTAGTAGTTGGGGTATTGGGATTGAAAAATCAACGTAATTTCATTATGGATTATTATCCAGAAGGCACACATATTGTCCAGATGGATGATGATTTGGATAAGATTTTGGAATTAGTTATTACACGCAAATCACTTGGACAAGGTATAACAAAAAGAACAATGAATGGAATGGGAATGGGAAAAGGGCAAGGGAAACCTTCTAGGCGTTCATCAACTCGCAAAACAGTGAAACCAATTTCTAACCTAGATGAATTTATTAGAAATGCATTTAAAATTTGCAAAGAAAAAGGAATCTATCTTTGGGGTGTATATCCTTTGTCTAATCCTCGATTTATGACCCCTAAGGTGACAACTGACCTTCGGTTTATTGTTGGTCCAATGTGGGGAAACATTAATCGGCATCGACCAGATTTGCGACTGACTATAGACGAAAAGGAAAATGCCGAACGAACTCTACAACACTGGGTAATTGACCATAAAGTGCTAAGATTTAACGGGGTAGGTATAGAAACGAAATATTATAAAAATAAAGGCGGAATGCAAAATGAAGGGAAAAATAGAAAAGAAGAAGCATTGAAATCCGTTTATTATCTACATAACAAATATCCACAACTGACAAAAATTTATTTGGGCAAGAAAAGCGGGGTTCCAGAGATAAAACTGCAGGGGGTCGTAGGAACACCCTAGGTGTTCCGGCGGGATGTTATCGCATCCCTTTTCTAAGCCCCCAATACAGGGGGGTCGTAGGAACACCCTAGGTGTTCCGGCGGGATGCGATAGCATCCCTTTTCTAAGCCCCCAATACCCCCTTATTGGGTAGGGAACCTAGCGGTTCCCCTACGCGAGGGCTCAGCTCGGCTGAACCGAGCTATCGCAACCCTTCCCTTTAATTATAATATTATTAAGGCTGTGCCCAAACCGCTTAACTCACGCTAAAGCGTGAGTATTATGATAAAAAAATTGATTCTAAATTGATTCTAAATTGATTAATAATTTATAAACTATTATACTTATATCGTTTATAATAATACAAAATGGCAGATATTACTGAAAATATTACTGAAAATATTGATGAACAAATAAATGAAAATGCTGTGTTGTCTAATAATGTATCTAGCCGTAAAAAAATTAATAAAACACCAATTTATTATTTGAATGCAATTAAAAAGTCTCAGGCAAAAAATAAAGACAAAATAAAAGATTATCAAGAAAAATATAGATTGGAACAAAATCAAAAAAAAATAGATACATTACCTAATGAAAAATTAACTAAATCTCAATTATTGATAAAAATTAAAAAGCTAGAAGATGAGTTAAGTAAATTTAAAAATTAATATTAATTTTAATTTTTCTTTATTTTAATTTTTTTTATTTTAATATAAAGATTATTTACTTAAATTATATACTTAATAGTAAATACTTATATTTTCAAAATGGAAGGCATATATCTAATACAAACTAGGGAATTTGTTAGGCTGAAGGAAAACACATATAAAATAGGAAGAAGTCATAATCTAAAAAATAGAGTAAAAAGTTATCCTAAAAATTCATCTGTCATTTTAAAAATGCAATGTAATAATTCTGTACAATGTGAAAAAAATTTAATAAATATTTTTAAACAAAAATTTATTCAAAAAACAGAGTATGGACTTGAATATTTTGAGGGTAATATGGAAGAAATGATAAATATTATTGAAAATACAATTCAAGAAAATAATATTAGAGAAAATGTTATTAAGGAAAATATTATTAAGGAAAATACTATAGTTGATAATGTAGTTGATACTATAAGTGATAAGTTAATTGATGAATTACTTAATAATTTAATTAATGATGAAGTTAATAATATGGTTGATAATGTTAAAATAAGCGAACATATTTGTAATAAATGTAATAAAGATTTTAAATATCTATCACATCTTCAAAGGCATCAAGCAAATAAAAAAGATTGTTCAAAAACTATTAATAACATAGTTAGTTATAACTCTAATACTGCATCGAGTATTAATATTAAAGATAAAGAAGGTAGTAATAATTTAATAAAATGTGCTACTAATGTACTTCAAGATACTATTAATAAAGCAAAGACTAATGAAGAAAAAATAATTTTATTTAATGATTTCATAACATTATTTAATAAAAATAATAGTAATCAAGTATTAAGTTTGAGTAATACTAGTACAAGTAGTAATACTAGCAAAAATATAAATTTTAAAAATGTATGTACTGATTGTAATCATAAATTTTATGATAAACAAACACTAAACAGACACAAGAAAAATGCAAAATGTAAAGGTCAAAACAAATTATATAATACTATTACAACAGAAGCAAATTAAAGATTATTAAAAAAAATAAAAACAAAAATAAAAATAAAAATACAAAACAGTAATTCATCCAATATCAAATACGTAAAAACTGAATTGTGTATTAATATATGACTTTTATGATATTATTTGCAGAGCAGTTAATAATGACAAAAAAAATATTAAAAAATAATTCAGTTTATGGGTAAAATTTTTTTTAAATATTTCCCCCCCCTCCCCTTTTTCCTATCAAGTAGGATGACACTTTATCAAATAACCTATTTATTATAAGTTATCGCTTATAACTATAATGAACGTGTCATCATCTATCAAGACATCGTCATCATCTATCAAGACATCGTCATCATCTATCAAGACATCGTCATCATCTATCAAGACATCGTCATCATCTATCAAGACATCGTCATCATCTATCAATCTGTAATTAGTATTTGTCATCATTAATTATTATAATAAAATATATGAAATTTTACTTAAATATTTTTGCAAAATTTTATATAAATATTTTTGTAATAATTTCGTCAAATTATCTAAAATAAAATATTGTAAAATAATAATATATATAACAAGTTTATAAAAAATAAAATTATGTCTGAACACATATGTAATAGATGTAAAAAAACTTTTAAATATTTATCATATTTACAAAGACATATAAAATGTAAAAAACAATGTATTGAAAGTCATACAGAAAATATATTAAATGAAGTAATAAATAATAAAGATACTAAAGATGCAAAAAAAAATAAAAATATAAATGCTGATGATAACTCAATAAATAATATATTAAGTTTATACAGGCATCTAATAGATAATTCTAATAATATGGATAGTGATAAATATAAATTTACGATGGAATCATTAAATAATTTAATTAATAAAATGTCAGAATCTGAAAGCAAATATCTAGAAGATGGTCTAGAGATAAACTCTACACTTGTAATTTCAGAATGTAAAAAGAAAAACAATGATAAAAATGATAACAATATAAATAATGTTGATATTATTGACGAAGAAAAAAAAATAAATTTATTAAAATATATTTGTAATAATTGTAATGTAAATTTTAGTTCAAGACAAGGATTACATAGACACAAGAAAAATGGTAAATGTAAAGGTCAAAACAAATTACCTATTATTGGGAATATTTCTGAAGCAACCAATAATACTAGCAATACTTCAGGAATAAGTTTTAACGATATTATTAATTCCGATTTATTACTAAATGCAGACAATAGCACAACCAATAACACAATAAATAATAACAATAACACAACTAATAATAATATTACAAATAATAATACTAATATAACAATAAATTTAAATCCTTTCCGATGTGAGTCTCTAGAGCATATTACTTTAGAAGATTTTAAAAAGATTTATAAATCAATAAATAGTATAGATATTTTACTGTGCTATTATTTATATAAACGTAATCAAGATAATATTTCCTTTTATAAAAATAATGTCAATCAGGATATTGTTTCCGTACTTAATGAAAAAATGGAAATAGAAAAAATGACAGATGATAATTTCATAAAAGAATTAAAGAAAAATATTAATGAATCCAAAATAGAATTATTTTATAATTTCAAAAACGACCTTTCACAAGATGAAATAATAAAATATATGAAAAATCTAATTGTCTATCATAATAATTTTATAAATAACGAACATGATAAAAAAGGTTTAACTGATATTATTAGGGAAATATTAGATACTGCATTTCGGGATAAAGAAAAGAAAGCCTTAATAAATAGTTTGTTGAAGCAATTGAATGACAATAATGAAGTAAAAAAAGCAGTTCAACATAAATATAAGGAAATAACTAAAGGGAAGAAACACAAAACAAATGATTATTATAAAAAACCAGAAGCCGATAACAATGACCCTAAAAACTTATATAAAATAAAAGAAGAAATTAATAATGGAATTGCTGAAGAAGAACGGCGTCTAGCAGAACGACTTGCAGAAATAAGAAATCGCCAAAACCAAGAAAATAATCGTGATAACCGTGATATTTATGTATAACAAGATTATTTATTTATAAAATTGATTTTTTTTTATTATTTTAATTTTTAATAGAATTTATTATTAAAATTTGTTAATAAAATTTGTTAATTAAATTTCTTTATAAAATAATTTCCAATGGAACATAATAAATGCCACATCTGCCAGAATACAATTACTTATTCCATAACTAGTGATATCTACAAAGAACCTTATTACAGCATAGAATATAAAAATTCACTGCCAGATGGCAATACAAATGAAAATACAAATGAAAATATAAATGAAAATATAAATATGCCTAATATGCGAGATGAAAATATAAATATAAATATATATAATACTCCAGATGAAACAATATTACAATTTGAAGAATTAGAATATCACACTAAAATATATATTCAATCGCATATTTGGAACGAAAACTTATCAACATTTCCTTCCCATATAACCCATATAATTTTCAATGCACATTCAATTTTTAATAAAGTAATAGATGCTTTTCCTGCAGAATTGCGATATTTATCTCTAGGTAATCAATTTAATCAACCTTTAGACAATTTACCTGCATCATTAGAATATTTGGAATTAGGTAATTCATTTAATCAGCCAATATGCAATTTGCCTAATAATTTAAAATATTTATTGTTGGGTAGAGATTTTAATCAGTCTCTAGATAGTTTACCTATGGGATTAGTTCATTTAGAAATTACAGGAAAATCGGTTTTTAATTACCCCTTAGTCAATTTACCTGCATCATTAGAACATTTAATTATAGGACAGGAAACACAATTTAACCATCCGCTAGATAACTTACCTAATAATCTCAAAATATTATTTATTGGTGTTTGGAACAATATTACTTATACCCTGGACAATTTGCCAAATGGGTTGGAAGTATTATATTTATATGAACACCAGTCTGCAAAACATAACCCCAATTTATATACGAATATGAATACATTACAAAATGAAAAACAAAATGACAAAATATTAACTAAATTACCTAAAAATATCAAATATGCTAGAATATTTACTAAGTATAAATATTATGGTTATTTGAAGGGGATATATGGCGATATTATTGAATAAATTTATTCAAATTGACCAATATAAGGGGTATTTTCCATATTTTCTGGCTCTTGCATATAATTGTCAGGATTTTCTAAATAATCACGTGGATTATTACGAATGTGTTTTAATTGTTTTTTTGTCATTGTAAACATACGGTCAAATTTATTATTACGATTTGAAGGATTCCAACCAGTATATCCATTATCCATTGACTTTTCTTTTTCAAGAGTAGCACGGGTCTTATATAAATTATTATTCATCCGACGCTGTGCTCGCTTAAGAAGTTGATATCTAGATAGACTGGTACTGCGATTTGTATTATCTAAATAATTATCTGCACGCTCTATATAATTTGCACGCCAATCTTCTTGTGTAGTATCATTATATTTAGTTATTGGAAGCCCTATTTCACGGAAAAAACGGTCAGTATTACGTTCATTATTTTTTAATTAAAAAGGTTATAAAGTTAAAAAAATAATGGGCTAGTTAGAAAATATTTTTACTATTGTATATATTGTATTTATTAAATTATCTAATTACTTATTAGAATATTCATTAAATAGTCATTGAATAGTCATTGAACAGTATAGCATATTGTTAAATAATCCAATTAAATATGATTATAAAAAAACACCTAGTACAATATGGAAAAGGATTTGAAACACCAAAACTTAGTAAATGGCAGAGAGCCAAAACTGGTGTAGGTAAAGTTGGACGAGGCATTGCAAAAGTTCCCAAAACTGTAGTAGTTGCAAGCGGTGCGACTGCTGTTGCACTACCTAAAGCAGCAATTGCAGGTACAGTATCTGGTATTGGTTCTACTCTTTATTCTCCTGTTAGATTAGCTAAAGCCGTAGGTAAAACGCTGTATCACGGATCTAAAGGATTATCACGGGAAGCAAAAAGATTTATTGCTTGGCGTAGATATAAATCTGCTAAAGAAAAATTAAAGGCATCATCACCTAGTAATAATACATCAACATCATCATTAAAGCAAAAAACAAATAATTTATATGCAAAACTTAAGTCTAGTACTGGAAGGGTATATGAAACTAGAAAGAAAATTGGAAAATCATTATTAAATGTTGCAAAAGATGTGACCCCATATAGAGCTTTTGCAAATGGTGTTCGAGGTTCAGTTGAATCTTTGAAAAAGACAGCAAAATATACGGGTAAACGTTTTGATATTCTAGGTAGTGATACATTGAAAAAATTGCAACCAACCTCAATGGCTAAGATAATTATGGATACCGGCACGAAAAAAACACAACCGTTACTTACCTATACCAATTTAGAAAAACAAATACAAAATAATTTAACTAGGAAACAACCGAAAAAGAATGGACAGGTAACAGGAAATACTGAAGTAAAGGCAAAAGCTGTAAATTATCTTGCATTGAATAGATTGAAAAAACAACAAGACAATAAGCTTACTAAAATACAGAAAATTAGAGCCACACCAGAGTATAATTTGATTAAAGGAAAATATGAAAATGATGGTACTAATGCATTTAACGCTGAGATGAATCAATTAGAAAAAACCATAAAAAAACTTGCACAAGAAATACCTAAATTAGGTATGTTTGACCCAGATAGAGCAAAAATGCAAAAACAATATGATACAGAACTCGCTAAGTTTAATTTGTATGATGCAGTAAAAACAATAAAGGAAAATCCGACATTATTCAGTCAAGCGATATAACTACAATAAGATGACACAATCTAAAGTGCTACTGAGCCTTAAATTTTGTTTTTGATTTTTTTGTTTTTTTTTATTAGATGAAAATTATTATATGCATTAATAATAGGATTAAAAGAATAAAATAACAATATGGTGGTTGTAAAACATTCTAGGAAGACAAGGGTGCAAAGTGGGGGAGATGGAGCACCTAAAAAAGTAGTAGTACCGAAACCACAAAAATCAAAAGTAACAAAAGCTGTTCCAACACTGGTATCACCACTTGATAAACAACAACAAAAAAAACTTGGTTTTAAAGAGGGGAGTTTAGGCAAAGAACAAATTACAAATACTCTTAAAGCATTGAACGAACAGAAAACAAAAGCATTTCAATCAGGATTGCAAACTAGAAACTGGAAAACTTTAGGTATAACAAAAAAATTTCGTAATGAGGGTGAAATACAAAAACTTAGTAATAGCTTACAAACGATTTTCAATAAGAAAAAAACAAACGCATTAAAAAAAATGTTTAGAAGTAAAAATTTAGCAAAAACTAAAAACTCTGGTTCAGATGGATATAATAAGAAAAAAAATAGAGAGAGTTTTAGAACTATAAGAGAAGAAGCAATTAAAAATATTTTATTATCTCAAAAAACAAAAAATAAAGGAACATCTAATAATGCTACACAAAAACTTGCAAACCTAGCACAAGCACGTTTAACTTATGTTAAAGGTAAAGGGGAAACATTACAGACAGAGTTAGCAACAAAGCAGGCGCAACTTCAGGAAATATTAGAGAGAAAAACAGCTTCTAATGCAAATGTAAGTAATAAAGAAATTCAATTAGCAAGAGCTAAACAAGGATTATTAAGCTCGACTAATATTAATAGCGCTAAAGCAGCAAGACAAAATTTAAACACCGCAGAGAGTTTACTTAAAAAAGCTAGGCAAAAACAGGCTAACGTGAAAAAAGACTTTGGAACCACGAAAAAACTTGAAAAAGATATTAAAGGATTATCCAGTAAATTTGATAAATCATATTTGGGATTACAAGAACAAGCACAAGCACAAGCACAAGCACAAGCACAAGTAACACAAACCCCATCAGTAACTGAGCGGGTCAAAACTGGGGCTATTACTGCAACTGATACTAGAAAATCAGTAAAAGACGCAAGAAATGCATTACCTGCAGTTACAAATTTATTAAAAAATCCTGCAATGAAAGATTATTCAATAAATGAAAAAGGTAAAATTATTATAGCATCATCCAAAGAAGTTTTAACTCCAGACGCAATTAAAAAATTATACGACAACGAAAATAATCCAGAACAACAAAACAGATTTGTAGATTTATATGATTATGCTATTAAAAAACAAGCTGCAGATACTAGTCAACTTGGGTTAGATAACAAAATTCGTACTGTTCTGAAAAATGTTAAAAGTTTTAAAAATATTTCTACTCCTTTATTAGTCAGATTATACCCTGCAATACAACAAGATGCGATTACACAAAATTTAGGAATGAAAAATAAGTTTAATAGTGTAGATTTGTCAAAATTAACATCTGGAAATCAAATAGAAAGAGATAAAGCAATAAAAGAAGTAAAATTAATTCTTAATGAATATACCACTGCACGAAATGAAAAAAAACAAACAGCAGCAGCACCAGCACCAGCACCAGCAGCACCACCAGCACCAGCACCAGCACCACAAGCACCAGCAACAAC